TGAACATGCCAGGATCGGCCAGCTTGTGGAAATGGTTTGCCCACTTCGCCACGCTGGCCGAGTTGCCCGGTTGAATCAGGTTGGCGTAGATCTCAGCCGGTGACAGCGTGTTATACGCCTTCTCCGTCTGTTGACCCCATCCGAAGATGCAGCGTCGTGCATAGCCGGTGTCGAGGAACGAATAGAACTGATCCTCGGTAATGCCACCGTCCAGCAGTTTAGCTGGGGTGCCAAATAGCAGGGCATTGGTTGGCGTCTTCCCATCCAACTCTTCACCCCGTTGGCTCTCGCTCGTGTTCTTGGTCAGCTTCTGCTTGACCAGCCCCTGATCGAACAACTCAAGGTACACGTTCATGATTTCGATGTTGGCTACCATGTTGGAGCCGATCTCATCAATCTGGAGGTTGATGGAACCACAGTTGGCAAGCATCAGCTTCTGCCGAAGTTGCTTCACTGCTGGTGTGGTGCCTGAGTCGAAGGTGAATGGCAAAGCCCCGGCAGACCGGAACTCTTTCTCTACCTTGTCGAACTCATCCTGTTGGTCGGTGCCGTTCCGTAGGGCACGCTCATTGGCGATGTCCCACAGATGCTTGTCGGCGATGACCGGGAAGGTGTCTTCCATGAAACGCTTTTTGAAACCAGCGAGATACTCGCCCTCAACAATTGCCACTGAGTGGCCCTTGCCATAGCCCGAGGTCGCCAGAGCCAACACGTAGAGGTTGACTGGGATCTCGCCACGGTCCTTCGTCACGATGGTGGCTCGCATGGAGCTAGCCATTTTCGCAAGGAAATAAGCAGCCATACCGTTGAAAAACCCACGGTCGGTGTTCTGAGTTTTGGCACACAGCACGTCTACCATCTCAGAGATGGCGGGGTGGTGCTGAACCCCAGTCAAGTCAATCATTGGAAGTACCGATCCTTTTGTGTGCAGATCTCGAAGCCAGGGCAATACCCGCACCGCTTCGGAGTACCCACAGTTGTGACAATGATTCCACGTCCACCTTTGCTAGCCTGATAATCCTTGGCTTCCTGCATGGTGGAGCAGTTCTTGGTGCAGCGGCCCCCGGCCTTGAAGGTCTCTTCCTTCAGGTAGAACTTGTACTCTGGATCACCGATCCACAGTTCTTCGTCCGTACACTCAGGCAGATTCTTTTCCGGGGTGAGCTGATGCAGCTCGATGAGCTTCAGCTTGTTCTCGACCCACTTCTGCGACTCGCTGTCGGTCATCAGGGGGATGTCCTTATACCGGAGTCGAGATTGTGGGTAATTCGGATTCTGACGGGCGGATGCTTTCTGCCAGTCAGTGAACACGAAGTTGATACGACCGAAGTCAGCGTCGATCTTGTCCGGGTTCATCCACTTGTACAGCGACATTTGAAGCTTGTAGTCCTCGTCCTTGCCGCCATACACCCAAGTGAAGGATGTGGTGGATTTGATATCCATCACGATGCCATCGGCCACCATGTCGAACTTGCCACCCACGGTGTACTTACCGACTTTGCGGAAAGCCCGCTGTTCGACGTACACCACGATAGCCCGATCATCAGGCGACTTGCCCTTGTTGTACTCGGCGATCTCGGAGTCGGTTGGGTTGACCAGCACACGGTTGATAACCGCAGGTGGGTAGCCCAGCTTCTTCATGTTGATCTTGTGCTTGCCATTGACCCACGACTTTTCAACAGAGTCGTGGATAGCATTGCCCAGTGCAGACGGAATCTGATCGTCCAGGTCCCGCTCTTCCTGCACCTTGTTACGACCGCCCAAGATGATGTGCCGGATCGGCTTCATCAGGGAAGTGACCGAAATGTAGTTATCGGTCTTGATGTGGTCGTAATCGTCATTGACCAGCCAGACGGCCAGGGCCAATGGGATTTCGGTGTTGTTGGTGAAAGCCATGAGGCTATACCTCTTCAAGCGGGGCCACGGTTGTAGCCCCTTTGGTTCAGGCTTTTGGCTCTACTTCGCCCATCAGTGCGATGTAGCGATTGAGCGTGTCACGCGCTTCCGTGACATCCTTCAGCATCGACTTGCCACCGCTACGCACACCGGGCACCAGCAATTTCTTACGAGCATGCTCCAGGCAGCCGGTGTGGTCGTCGAGTGGGAACATCAGGTTGATGGCGTACACGTCGATGGCGTTTGGATCGACCGACTCAGGAAGTGCCTTGTAATACTTCGGGTACTTCTCGGCGAGGCTCATTTACTGAGCCTGCGCTTGTGCGGTCGCTGCCTTGGGGGCAGAAGCCAGGGGGTCTTGGCCGAAGAACTCGGTTGCAGTCATCTCGCCCAGGTGGACGATGTTTACCAGCAGGACGTCACGCACGATCACTTCGCCTTCCTGCACACGCTGATGCAGTGCTTGCTGCAAGGACTGCTGGGCGATACCCAGAGCCTTGGTCGTGATGCGGCCATCAGCCGTGGTCAGCACGCAGTTCAGGTTGGAAGCACCCAGTTCATCTGGGGTTTCAGCCTTTGCGTAAACCAGTTCGCCATAGACCAAATGGTAGTGCTGCTTCTGTTCAGACATTTTGACTCTCCGTTTGGCGGGTAACACCCCGCGTTACGTGGATGTACGTGTAGCCCAGTCGCCGGGAGTTGCCGGATGGACTGGTGAACAACACGTCGTTTTCGAGCAAGCCCAGAGGCCAGCCCTCAGTTTTGTTGCTGGTGAGAACCAAAGAAAGAACACCGTCTTTGGTCACCCACTGGTGGGTCAACTCATCCACAAGGCCCGTGTCCAGAGACACGTCCACCTTCCGCACTTCGGACTTCACATGCCAGAGTTCCAGGGCAATATCGTCGATGACGATGGTCCGGGTGTACGGTACGCCTCGTGATGCTTCGTCTTTGATCATGCTGCTTTCTTCTCTGCAAGTTTCGCCATGTGCTTCTCGACTCGATCCAAGATCTCATCGTCATTCGCACCATTGGGTATCTCCATCTCTTCTGCCCAGGTTGGGTAGAACAGGGAGAGTTCACCTCCCAGGCCAACGTCCGGGTGGGCAATGTCTGGATGGTCTTGCCAGTTTACGGCTTTCACAATGATCCGGTGCAGGAACTGAACAGTCGGCATGTCATCCTTGACCAAGTAATACTGGGCATCATGGATGTGGGCACATGGTCTAATATTCAAGCGGTACTCAGGGTGAGCCCGCACTTGCTCCATTACCTCACTGGCTGCCCGACTGTTGAGTAGGCACCAGCTTTGTCCCAGGGCATTACCCGCTGTCCGTCCTTCAGCTTCTGCTTCGAACGGTGTTGCACGGATGCCACGGATTACCTGACCGAGTAATGGAGTACGGACCCGCAGACCGAAGGCCGCAGTGATATACCCATCTCTCGATGCTTGATTCAGCTTGCCTTGTACCCAGTCGATGCTGACCTTGTAGAGCTGTTTGTAGCTGTTCTCTACCGCCTTGGCTTCTGTTTCGCTGAAGCCGCAGTTTTTCATCAAGGTGATGTACGTTCCCTGATAGGTCAGTGCAAACGTCGGTGCCTTGGACTTGCCACGAAGAGCTTCGTAGGGTCCACCCTTGTTTGCGATGGAGTTGATACTCTCCACGGTGTCCACGATGCCGATGCACTTTTCGGGCCAATAGCTGAATGTGCGTAGGCAGTGACCGTCGTAGCCATCGGTATAAACCTTCAGCTTGTTCGGGTCTTTCGTGGTGAGTGCACTGATTCGGTCTTCCAATGAAGCGAAGTCCAGGCCCATGAACAACCAGCCTGGTGGGGCTTGGATGCAGGACTTGATCAGCTTGGCGTACTTGCTGCTTGCTGGCAGGTTCTGCAAGTTCGGCTTCGATGACGACAGCCGACCAGATACCGTGCCTCCCAGGTTGAAGTTCCCGAACATGTAGTGCCAGCCTTCCGGGCCTTCCACTGACCGTTCCAGTGCTGGAATGAAGCTGGTCAGTATTTTGTCCACAGCCACGAAGTCCAGCATGGCATTGAGCAGGTCAATGATCAGTTGGTTCGTTGTGTGGTTACGCAGTGCCTTGAGCGTGTCACCATCAGTAGACGGTGCCTTGCTCTTGGTCTTCGACAGAATCGGCAATGCCAATACCTCGAACAACAGCTTTTGCACTTGAGGATCAGAGTTCGGGTTGAAGACTTCCTTGGCATCAGCCATGGATACCCGCTTGACCTTCAGCTCACTGTTTCGTTTGCGCACCCAGTCCTCATTGAGAGTGTGGGTGAACTCCTGAACCAATGGGTTACCTTGGATCTTGGCTATTGCTGCGTTGAAGTCCGCCTCAAGAATCTTGCGAACCTCCTTCACCCGGACCATGTTCACCGGCAGGCCGGTCAATTGCATCTGGATGATGTCAGCAGTGGCTGGCTTGAAGAGCGTGGTATAGATCTCTTCTTGCTGATCCTTCTGCATGTTGGTGAAGTGCTTGCTGTGCACGAACCAAGTGGCAAGACTATCCACAAGGTTGTATTCCAACAGGACTGCTGGCTTGATCCGGGTGATGTCCTTGATTTCCTCTTGGGCATAGTTCCCGGCGAACTCCTGGGATTGGTCCTTAAGGCCCAGCTTGTTTCCTGAACAGCTATTGGTTGCCAGATAGGTCACCAACTTCGTGCAGTCCCAGTTCTTGAGCATGACGCTCAGCCCTTCCAACAGTCCTTCGGTGTCGCCCGTATCCTTCATGAACAACTGATAGATCAGGGCATACACGTCGAACGCAATGTTGTGATAGATCTGCTTCTCTGCCATCTGACAGAAGAATTTCTTCAGCAGATCCCGCACTTCATAGTTTGGGACGTTGTAGCCGAATGGTGCTTCGGTTGCTCCATCGATTGGACGGTAGTCAACCAAGAAAGCAATCCCCTCGTGCTTGTTCCAGGCGAAACTGATTGAACCTATCCCACACTTGTCGTGCTTCAGGTCAAAGCCTTCGATGTCGATGGTTAATGGAACATTCATCGCCAACAGTTTGTCGAGCCAAACGGCAATTGCCTGGGTGCCCTCGGGGTACTCGGCAAAGTGAATGATGCTCTTGCCGGGATCTTCATAGGTCCCCTCGGCACAAGTCCGCAGAGCACCCATGACCTGATCAATCTTGGCTTTCACCTTGATTGGGTCATAGAACATCTGGCGATAGTTCGGGATGTAGAAGACCTTGAAGCTACCGAACTCACTATCACAGGCATAACCAAGAAACGGTTCTGCCTTGGCCTGTTTGGTCAGTGCTTTGAAATACTCACTGTCCGCACACATGACGAACTGACTGCTAGTATCTTTCAACACCGGTGCCAATACATCGGTGATGTACTGACGCATCATAGCCATTGGGGTTTTCTTCTTCCCTGGCTCTTGGAATAGATCCAGGAAGAGTACGGAGTCAAGATCAACCCCGTATGGATCGAGATACACTTTCCGCATTTCATCCTTCTTGAGCTGAGGCACAAGGAAGGTGATGGGGTAGGCCGATTGCTCGACCTGACTGTAGATCAGGTGATGCATGTTGTTCCCCTTTGGCTCAGAAGATCAGCCGACAGGCTAGATAGAATTCCATCTTAGGCAGCAGTTTTTCAAACTGCCGACGGAACCGTTCGTCTTTTGGTGCCATGTGATGCTCACCATGAATCCTTGGCATTGCTGCCAACCTCGGAACCAATGGGAGTAAACAGGCAGGCAAGGTGTCCCGCACTTCCTGCTCAGTCATGCAGTTGTATAGCATGGTGAAAAGGATTTGCTGGATGTGGGCTTTGTCCATATCCACTTGAGCCCTGTCTTGTAGATACTCTTCCATCAACGAATTCAAACTGAAGGTCAATGTTGGATAAGCTCCACCGGCTGTACCACCTTTGAGGTAGGTATCGTTGGAATGCTGGTACACCTGCCCTTTGAACATGAACCAACTGTGGGTGGACTTGGTGCTCGTTTTGTTCTCTTGAACTATACGATTCACTTCCTTGGTCAGCCGAGCCTCTTCACCTGAGAACATCTCAGTGATGATGAGTCCGACCAGTTTGTGCATCTGATTCTTTTCCACGGGGATTACTCCGCAGGGATGATCCAACCGAACTTGCTTACCAGTTCGCCATGCAGTGCAACTCGTACACGAGCACGGGACACGGCCACGTAAATCAAACGTGCAGCTTGCTCCGGGTCACGGCAGGTCGAAATATCCGACAAGTCGATGTACACGGTGTCATGGCTGCTGCCTTGGGCCTTGTAACTGGTGCAGGCATCACGCTGACGCAGATCTGGATACGTGTTCTTCAGATAGAAGTAACGGTTCCAGTTACGCATCTTGGCGTAATACTTGATCAGTTTGTCGAAGTGGTCACGATCAACAGGAACTGGGATACCTGCATACAACTCACCCAGTTTGTTTTCCAACGTGGCGAACCGAACTTCTAATTCCACGTTGTCGTCGATCTCATCCATCGACGAAGTGCGATCCAGATCAAAGATCCGAACTTCCTCTTCGACGGACAGACGCCCACCTTTCACTTGAAGGGCATTGTTGCTGATCAGCCATTCACCCTTCTGGAAGTCTTCCGGCAGGTTACGCACCTGACGAATGAAGGCGTTGTAATCCAGCACCCTTTGGTTCGTGTAGGTGATGATCCGGTTGTTGTGACCAGGATCGGCGAAGTTGGCGATGATCTCTGCTTCGAACTCTTCGTCGGTCAGGTGATCGATGATGCCCGGAACCAACTGGATACCAGTGAACTCCCCGGTCTCCACCGTGCGACGGAACTGTTTGTTCAGCTCGTGCAGGGCAGGAACGTTGGTCCGCATTGGTTCAGTCAGTTCGTAGAACTTGATGCCTTCGGTGTAGATGACCGAGATCTTTTCCTTCACCGGGGCCAACTGACAGTGGTCACCGACGAATACCACTTTGCAGTTCAGCGTGCCTTCACGGATGAACTTACGCAGTGATTTGTCGATCATGGAGCACTCATCGATAAAGATGATGAGGTTCTCATGGACCATCCACTGTTTGGTCTTGGTGATCTCCTGACGACCGGTTGCATAGTCATCAGTCACCTTGAGGTTGAAGAAGCTGTGTACCGTCGAGACACTCCGACCAGTAGACAGGTGCAGTACCTCGGCAGCCTTGTTCGTGGTTGCCGTCATGATGACGCCACGGTAAAGCGGCTTGATACCGGCCAGCTCACAGGCCCCTTCGTATTGCGGCATGATCTCATCGATCATGTGGCCCATCAGGAAGGTCTTGCCTACCCCACCTGGGCCAGAGATGTTCAGTTCTTTTTCATCACTGAACAGGAATTCAAAGAATCCCACGGAAGCCAGAGTCTGGCCCTCGTTCAGCTTAGATGGTGCAGTTTCCATGATGGTCCCTCTAACGGAAAAGCCCCCTACAGTGAGGGGGCTCTTGATGTGATTGCCGATTACTTCTTCGGCAGATACGGGTCGAGAACAGCGATGCTGTAGTTTGGACCCTTCATGACCTTCTTGTTCTCGTTGAAGATCGGGTTGCCCTCAGCGTCGAACTTGCTGAAGTTGGAGCGGTTGACTTCGGTCATAGCACCGACGACATCGTAGCCTTCGGTGTAACCGACGCCAGTGGCCGTAACGATCTGGTCGCAGATGGCATCCAGATACAGGTTATGGTCATTGACGTGAACCTGCATGGTGCCTGCCTTGATACCTTCAGCCAGGGCCGACAGGTTACGGCGAGCTGCCATCAGGTGTGGCAGGGTCTTGGAGTCAGCACCCAATGCATCGAGCATCTCGACGACTTCTTCCAGGTGCACACCCAGTTGGGTGGAACGATCCTTGTCGGTTGGATTTGGACGGGCTTTCTGGAACCAAGTGTAGGTATCCAGCAGGGTGCATTGATCAAACGACTTGTTCATTGGTTTGTTGCTCCGGTTGGTTCCGCTCGTATTCAGTGATGAGCAGATCCTTTACAAAGGTGGCGACATGCTTTCCAGCGTGAAGCTGGTCTGCAAGCCATTCTTGTTGTGGCAATGTCAGATTCATGAAGACATCCTCCATGAACGTGCGACGGGTATCCGATGGCTCCACGCCAAGACGACGTAGACGCAGGGTGACCGAAGTCGGGTGACACCCCAGGACTCTCGCAATCGTAGCCAAAGAAAGGCCGACGCTATTGAGACGGATCACATCCCCGTCAATGATTTTGCGATTGACTCGCTTCAACTCAGACATTGCACACCTCCAATAAAAGATGCCTCTAGCGTACATCACTAGAGGCATCTTAGTACACGGTGTTACTTCAGGTGCTTAGCCAGATCGTCGCCAGCATCAGCAGACAGACCCAGGGCTTCCCATCCTTTCTTGGCCTTCTTCTTGAAGTTCATCACGGATTGAGCATTCGTCCGTGATGGGTCCTTCTTGAATTCAGCCCAGAGCTTGATGGCCTGTTCGGCCTGAGTCAGCTTCCCAGGCACTTGGTTGGGAATGCTTGGGGCTCTCAGCGTACTGTCAGCTCTTTTGGTGGGTGCCTTGCCTTTGGTCCTTGACGCCGAACTGGAATCAGCCTTCTTCACCTTCACAGGCTTGACGGCTTTCTTCACAGCCTTGGTTTCCAGGACAGGTTCGCCATTGGCTACCAGACCGATGGCCTTGTCGAAGATTGGAGCTGCCACACCCAGGTCAATCCAGCTACGCTTCGAGGACTTCTTGTAGTCAACCAGTGCTTTCGCATTCGCGTAGCACGGGTTCTTCTCGAATTCCTCGACCAGCACGTCAACTGGACGGCGTTTGCTACCTGGAACAGCAGCATTATGCACCGTCTCAGTGGCAGGTTCATCGGCATTGGTCTGAACCAACTGGTCACGGTTACCCAGGCCCAGGTCACGAGCATCCACCATAGCTGCTTCAGCGTTTACTTCTGGCAGGCTGTCCAGGGATTGAGCTGACAGGCTTTCGTCCATCACCACTTCAGTAGCTGCACCTACTGGTGTGATGATCAGACCCGCACCGTACTGACCAGTGATCTCGACGGTCTCGATCACTGCGGTGTGGTTACCGGCCATGACATTGCCCAGTAGGGTTTTGTCATTGAGTGGCTTGTTGTAGGTCACTGCATCGTGATCTGCCTGGGTCAGCTCGGCCACAATGAAGTAGCCCTTGGCACGCAGTTTCCGTGCATCACTGTGTGGAACAGCGATGACATCTTCAGGTGCCAGCTTGCACAGCACGCAGACGTTGCCACTGAAGGAACTCAGGTAGTCACGTCGAGCGATGTGCAGACCGTTGGAGCAGTCACGGCTACGGTTCGGGTCAACCAGCTTCTCGGCCATGAAGACCTTGGAGCCAACCCGTTGCTTGACCTTCTTGCTGTGGCAATCCACATACCCGTCGCCATCACGCATCAGACGTTTGTACACCAGTACGGTGCCGTCATCAGCGATTGGCAGTTCGCCTTTCTCCATGAACTTCAGGAGATCGGCTACCGAGTGAGCACGCTCAACGGTTGCCAGACGGCGGAAGAAGTTCGTCACACCGGTAGCCGAACCCATCTTGGCAGCCAGGGCCTGCAATTGGACTTCGATTTGATCGACGCCCGGAATCACAGTTTTCCCGTCAACGATAGCCACAACAGTGGTGTTGTCGTCTTCCACCTGGAATGCAACAGTTTCGGAGCTGGCCGCATTTGCCATGATTTCGGCAACTGCTGCTTCACCACGGGTTTGTACTGGGCTTTGTTCATCGACATCGCCCTCCACATCCAGTTCGATGGGCGCAGCAACCGGTTGGGCCAGTTGGTTCACCAGTTGTTCGGTCTTTTCCAGAGCCGACTCTTTTTCAGGCAGATTGCCCACCTTGATTGGCAAGATCGGTTCAGCGAACTTCTGCACGATCTCGGCCAGCTTGGCCTTGGCAACGCGGAAGAACTTGACGAAGCCATTCATCGACTTCTCGGCTTCCGCATAGTGGCTGTGAAGGGTGAAGTCTTCGTCGTTCAGGTCCACGAACACAGGCTCACCACGGGCTTGCTTGCGTTCCAGTTCCGGTACGACCTTGCTGACCAGATCGCGAATGCGAGGGTCACCCTGGGGGATGATGATGGTCTGGCCGTCGGCCTTATACATCGTCAGGTTTTGCGTATCAACGATGACGCAGATGATGCGGGTCATGTGAAAAATCCTCGTTAATTGAACAGTTTACGAACGAGTTCGTAAGGGATGTTGGTTTGTGGGCTTCCCGGTGCATGGCACGAGAGCGCAGCGGCCAGTTGGTTCAGGTTCAGGTACTTGGCCCAAGGCGATGCAGCCATATCCCGAGGGATACTATACGTCTGCGGGCTGCGCTTGACTTTGCTTGCAATGACGTAAGACTTAGGCAAACGTTCCCTCACGACACGTTCAGACCTTTCGCTGCTGTCCTTGAAGAACTTCAGCAACATCTGAGTGTCAGCCGAGACCGAGAAACGCAATCCGAGATCCTTGACCAGATCTTCATGACCCACAGCAGCTTCAAGCAACTTGGCTGCATTGGTCTCCAGATTGGAATGGCTTTCATAACTTTCCAAGTGCCGGTTAAACGCCAACCAACGTGGGAAGTCCTTAGCCGTGGAAAGCTTGTCATCCACATGCTGATAGATGTAAGTCTTCAACTCGGGTACTCCTTTTTTAGTCAGGACTTCAGCCTGCATGGAAGTTACGACAGCAATTTGCTTGCCGAACATTTTGTAAGCGAGTAAGGATGCTACATCGCTCATATCAGTGAGGCGCTCTGCCCCTTGTACTTTGGTTCGGCACGCAGTCCAAGCAATCGGTTTCAAGACCGATTCTTCTGGCTTGCCATGCTCACGAGCATGACTGAGCAGGAAAGACCCATCTTCTGGGTTATATGCATCAGCCAGAGTCAGATAACCCTTACGCTTTGGCTTTGGTGGTTTAGGTGCCGCAGGAACAGCATCAGGATCGACCAACTTTTCAGCACGGGGTTTTGCTTCCAATCCATACTCATGGATCTCGAACCCAGCATCTGCAAAAGTCTTGCGAATGCTGTCATGGTTCTTTGGATGGGCGGGCATCATGTAGATGTACCAGCCACCCAAGTGAGACACGTCATAACGCAGCATGTGATACAGCCGCTCATGGATTGCAGTCTTGTTACGAACCAACAGTACCTTTGGTTCCATCCAATCAAGTGCATCTTGAATATCGCCCACTACCAAGTTCTTGGTAGGAGTTAACTGGATGTTGCCAAATGACACATTCTTACGCTGAGCTACACCGAACCTATCCGGGCTGATGTTCTCATTTGCCAATACCTTTGCCTTGACGGGCAAAACGTAAAAACGTTGAATCAACGATTCCACACTTCGCCATATTTGGTTATGGCGATGAGTCCTCCTGCTGTGTGTGTGCCAATGAACGGACATTTCATGCATCAATTTCTTGACATATTTAATGTCATACGAATTCAGATCACCGTTACTGACCCAATGGCGAAGACGTTTCAACATCATCGTCATAGGATCAACACCACTCTCCGAACGTTCACGGTGCAGAATGCTACTAATAGACGCACGACGCACAGTGTATGCAAATGGCCCACTCTCGTGGTCATCGCCCATGAATGGGAAACGAATACGAGATACATCTAGACCATTTGTGATGGTATTAGGAACCCTGGCCAGATCTTGCAGTTTGACTGCTTGGTTCACCCTCCAACGCATAACCTCCTTCGTTGATTTGTTTGCCCGTGTGATTTCTCCCACGTTGAACTTTGCCAGTAACGACTTGATTGTCGCCACTGTTCCTTCAGTCAAGATTAACGATTCACGGGATGGCTGAATCGATACGCTGTCTGGCGGGCAGGCGAAGATGATGTTGGCCGAGTTCCACAAATTACCGATGGCTGTATCAACTCGGTCCCAGTCTTCTATGTAAGATGCATCCCGTGGAATTGGGTACACCACATTGCCGTATCGCACATTGATGCGAGTTGTCAGGGTGCCATCGAAGGAGTTGATAATGTAGCCAGTTGGACTAGCTGACAGAGGCAATACTTCAATTGGCTTTTGCCCGTTGATGCTGACTGGGATTTCACCCAGAGTTGCGACTTCCTTCACGAGATCCAGGAAGTTATCACGGTCCCTAGGCTTCAATGCCATGGTGACGGTTATGCCACTTTCTTCCGTTGGCAAGCTGATGATCTTGTTGATCGCTGGCTTGCCGCCCTTCGCCATGGATGACTTGGAGATACGGTAAATGGTCTTGACGCCTGCGTGACAACTGATGACTTCGAAGTTGTCCGTGTAGGCGAACGGTGCTTTGGAACCAAGACCGAAACCACCAGTGACTGTTGAGTCGTCACGCTTGGTGGAGTTGCCATAGGTCCCATAGATCTCACCGATCTTTTCATGCGGGATGCCGAGACCACTGTCCTTGATGGAGATCTCGGTGTCACTGATGGTGATCATCAGTGGTTTGTCCGTGGTCCCGGCAGAGATATTGCCGTCCCAACCGTTGCACATGATCTCACGCACTGCGGCTAGTTTCGGGTAGGTGTACAGGGCAGTAGAGAGGATGTGCATCAGCGCAGAGCTGTCACTCACACCCATCTCAACCGTTTCTTGGTTGCCGATCACTGCGTGAGTGATTTGGTCGGACTGCTGGCTGACTTGCATGGACTTACTCCTTAATTAGAAAGGGGAATCTTCTTCGCCCAGCAACTTCTCGATTGAGTTGGGGCTCACTTCAGGTTCCGGTGGTGGCTTGGGTTTGAAGGCAGGAAACGATGACATATCGAAAGTCTCCGCTGGATACTCCTTCACCTTCTTTTTCTTGGGTCGATAACTATCTCGACCATAACGGGGAATCGACGTATAAGCGCCTCGACCTTCAAACAGATCATCGAGCATGCGGTCGATAGCGTCATCTGCCATCTCGCCCATGACCTACTCCTTGATCTCTTTCAGATCACGCAGAGGGTGGGTGAAGAATGGGTAAGTCCCATCCGGCTTCAGACTGACACTGACAAACTGATGCCCATGAGCACGGGTGTCATCACGAGCACCGCCGTAGTCACATTGAGTGCAGGCATAGACAGTTGTGCCGATGACCGCTTCAGGTTCCAGCGAACTGCTGGTCTTCATTTCGAACTTGCGTACCATGTAATTTCTCCTTTGGTTCAAGAGTTGAATACCCCCTCATTGCTGAAGGGGCAGTAGCCACAAAAACGATATCAACGGGTGGTCACGTTCTCGCCGACAAGAAGCTTGCGGTGTTGAATCCAGCCGGATAGGTTGCCGTGCAGTTCAGGATTTTCCCAACCGCTATACAGATCCCGATCTTCTGGGCAGTAAATGTCTGGACGTGCTTGGTGCTCAGTCGGACTGGCGTGCAGTGGATTGGAGCCTACCAAACGATTGAACAGTTCCAGGTCCCCATCGATAGTTGGATTGAGCTTGTCGTGGGTCAGATAGCTGGTACGGGCACAACGGGCTGTGGACATCTTGATCAGCACGTTGTAAACCTCAACCGGCTTTGGCATGTCACGAGTGATGCGCCCCACTTGCAACATTCGCTCGACAACTGCGTACTCAACGTCCACGTCGATGAAAGGTAAATGCCATTGACCGGGTTGCAGCAACACGGGTTGGTTGGTGTCCAGCTCTTCCTTGATTTGCCGGGCCAACTCGGCAATCTCAGGTTGAGCATCCGGGTGATCACGCAGGTGCAGGAAGTTATTCCACTCAGTGGCAGTTACCACCACAGTGATATGAGCCCATGGCTCAATGACTCGGTTCACAATCTGCTTGTGCAAGCCCAGGTCATTCAGCATCTGCGCTGTGTTTACAGCTTTCTGCATGCCATCCAACCACACACGCATGGCTTCGCGTTGCTGATCGATGGACAGCTCGTGAGCTGCTTGCATGCCTTTCTGGTTCATGCCCCAGTAAATCGGCATGGCCGGGTCATCAATGACCGCTTGGATCATCTTCTCGACCGGAATGGCACGACTGGAACTGGCGTTGCGGGAGAACACACGGTGAGTCATGAACTCAGCGTGGACGAAGCGAGGGTAACGCAACAGCATGGTGGTCAAGCGTTTGCCTGCCGGGCTGATGCTGTCAGCAATGGTCTGTGTGGAGATAGTCACGATGGACTCCTTGGTTGATGAAAAAATTCAAGACAATAAAAAATCCCCCTCACTTAGAGGGGGATTTTTCGTAGCAGGCCAGGCCGAATGTGGTTTAGCTCAGGAAGAGACTGACCGTACTGCCGGTCGTGCCCTGGGCCACCTCGTCGGCGGAAGCTTGCAGGTAATCATGGCTATCTTTCATGAGACCGACGACACGGGATTGTCCCGTTCGCTCGGCCTCGGCCATGTAGGCCTGCTTGACCGCGAAGTCAGCGGTACTGGCGCCGTAGGCACCCAGGTCGGCGACGATGTGGCGGAGGGTGTGGCCGTAGTGGACCGGATCGGTTGCAGCGTATGCGAAGGAGCCGAAGCAGGCAGCAACTGCCAGACAACAGTAACGGAGTACGCGAGAGATCATCATGATCTTTTTCCTCTTGGTTCAGTGGGTTGGTATTGCAAGGAGGGACAGTATGCCCCTCAGTTTACATCTAACGCAACGCTGTCAGTGCAGCTTGCCGCGCTTTACTTCAACGACTTGCACGCCCAGGGCTTCCAGCAGGCCACGGAGAGCCGGAGGAACTGGTGGGTGTACTTCGCCGCAGTCCGGGCAACGCTCATCGGCAGGAGCTTCAGCAGCTTGCCGTGGAGCTTGAGCAGCAGTGTCCTCGATCTCGGTGCCGAAATTCAGCAGCCAAGAGTTTCGGCCATCGTGATTGGCCGGGAGCTGATTGATCAGGCCTTCAGCCCAACGGATTGCTTCCCGCTCTTTGCTGAGCTTGGCCGAATTAGCTTCGGCTTTGGCAGGTTGCAGGGGTTCCAGCAGGGTAGCGATGGCAGTAGTCACCAGCTTGAGGGTGCCGGTTTCGTTGGCGGCATACAGGGCTTGAACCAAAGGGGCCAAGTTGGCCGCTTCTTGTGCACCGAACAGGTCATCTTCGTTATAGGACATTGGATGTATCTCCATGGTTTAGGGTTATTTACGGGGCAGATAACCCCCAAGAAAGCAATCGGAGTATGCCTCCCCGATTGCTCAGGGAGGGCGTTACTTGAGGCATTCCTTCAGCTCACTGATGAGTGCGGTGTCCACAGCCATCAGGGGAACCCGACGACCAGTAACCAAGCTGGTCAGTTTGATGTTGGTATGACGGGCATTTTCAGCGATCTTCTCGGCCAGATCCTGAAGTTCTTTGACTTCTTCAGGGTTCATGCCATGGATCAGGTGAACGATTTCTTCCAGCTCTTCATCGTGACGAAGGTGGATCACATCGTCATCGATTTCATGGGCTTTCAGTTCTTCAGTCAGAGCATGGATCTCCTTGTGCATGCTCTCCACTTCACCCCACAGCTTGGAGAAGTTCTGGCTACGAGCAGTGTTTTGGGAACACAACCGTAACCGATTCTTCACTTCATCCAGCTTGCTAATGAGGCTGTTCACATCCACCTCATAAACACCAGTCAATTGCATTTTCTCACTCATTTTGCTCACCTTCAGCCAGTTGTTTGATCAATCGCCTGTTCTTTCGAGTCCTGCACCTTCCCCGACAATACACATGCTTCGCATTGGTGGAATGGAAGAACTCACCACACTCAAGGCACTCCTTGAGCTTGCTCCCACACATGACACATCGCTTCATGGAGCCTCTCCCTGAGAACCCGCCACTCAGGTATACGCCCTTGCCGCTAAGCACGTAAACGTCGGCTGTAACGGTTGATCGTCACATTTTCTGGGAGCTGATCTGGGCCGGATTTTTAGGAGGAATATCAGTTGGCGGTATTCCTAAATCTATCCGGTGTAGGTGAACAAAATGACTGATGTAATCGAAATGGTAGGCGGTGGCGGTATGGGCGCAGGTGGCATTGGCCTGGGTGCAGGTCTTGGTGGTGGTTTGCTCGGCGGTATCCTCGCGGGTGCTCTGTTCGGTCGCAATGGCGGCGGGTTGTTTGGCGGTAACGGCGATGGTGCCGGGGCAGGTGCAGCCGTGAGTCTCCAAAATTCCATCGACACCTCGACCATCATGACCGCTCTGGGCAACATCCAGGCAGCTGTTCCACTGGCCGAATCGCAAGTGCAACTGGCTCTGGCCGGTGTGCAAAGCGATCTGTCGAGCCAAGCCCTGAACCAGACCATTGCTCTGCAAGCCCAAGGCTTCAACTCGCAATTGGCTTCCCAGGCTGGCTTCAACAGCGTCGGCGACAAGGTTGACAACCTCGCTGCTGCCAACGCCCTGGCTATCGCCACCAACCAGTTCAACTGCGTGACTGCCACGCAGGTTGATGGCGAGAAGACTCGTGCACTGATCAACTCGATCAACGAGTCGAACCTGAACCGCATCATCACCACCCAAGCTGCTGAGATCGCTGCTCTGCAAAACGAGGGTGCTCGTGCCTCCGACCGTCATGGTGTGGAAGTGACCATGATCAACAACCAGAACCAAAACCAGATGCAATTCCAGCAACAGGCTCAGGTTCTGAACACCTTGGCACACGTCCTGGCTGATGTTAGCCAAGTGGCTCGTGCTACCAACTCGAACGTTATCGTGGGCAACACTGGTGCCAGCACTACCGGCGCACAGACTGCCTCTCCGACCAACGTACGGGCGTAACCCTGGGGGAATGTCGCGATGAACCAGCTCCAGCAAGTGTCGAACATGTTGCAGAGTTATCAGGCTGAGATGAACAAAATGCAACAGTACATCAACAGCATTGGTAAAGCTTCTGCCCCTGTTGCCGCACAGCCTGCTGATACCGGCCTTACTGCTGGCCTCGGTGAACCGGACCAATTGACTACGGAGCAGCACAAAATGCTTCTAGGTCTGTTCAAGTCCTTCATCAGTGACAGCAAGCGGGATGGTGCGCAGGAGCTTACGGCTGGGCTGACCAAGTTTGGTCGGTTTGCCCAGTCGGAGTTCGACAAATTAACGGCTAAACCCCAAGCGTAAAAAGAAGGCCCCCACAAGGGGCCTTCCTCATTTCAGCATGTTGGACATCCAAGACTGGAAGTTCTCTTCCGAGACTACCTGTCCTTCGCAGTTCTCTATCATGTAACCGACGAACCGTTCCCAGATCTCCATATCCTTGACCTTCTGGGTCAACTCGATAATGGTTTTCTTCTGGGCATCATTCATCTGTTCCAGAGTTCGTTTGACTTCACCAGTTGCCATCTTCCACCTCGTATTCACCTAGGGCCAAACGGATCAATTCCCTTGGCCGTTGAGAGTAACGGATCATTTTCAGCCCCGGCTTACTTCCCTCGGGTGCGATCTTGATCAATCCCTTTACCACTTGGATCACGTCTTTGCTTCGCCGATGAACAGCGAGAGTCAATGCCAGACGAAGCATGATGTCATTGGGGGTCATTTGACAGCCCTCAGTTTGTTGCCCTTTTTGAGCCATACGGCAACAAGTTTGGCCTGTGTTTTGTGAACTACATACCATTCATTGCTGTATGTAGGTAGTTGGCTTAGTCGCATACGGCAATTATCAATTGCCTGTTCCAAGGTAATCATTTGAGTTTCCCCCACTTACCCCGTGGACCTTTAGGGCCTTTGATCCTATCTGGCGATATTTCAGACTCAAACTGACTTACGCCCAAATGGTGCATAAGTACCCCCAATTGGCTCAGTGTTTTACCACTACCTCGTTCGGACAACTTTTCCCACTCATCAAAGATGAGTGAGTCTACTTTATGGGCAGGAGGCAATTGCTCAGTATCTCCTGTGTAAAACAACACTTGTTCGTGGAGACTGATCTTGAGTCTCTCCAATATAGCCGGGCTCATTGACCCAGTTACTAATACGATTGTTCGCATACTGTTCTCCAATAAAAAGAGGCCCACCGAAGTGGGCCTAAAGGTCGGGAAAAATTCGGTGTATTGGTTGGATAACTTCACATTACGGAATCGAACCGTAGTTTCCAGTGCTTCGCTCTCAGAGGCCCTAACCTTACTCGCCAATATCAGCTTTCCTGGTGAGAACATGTAACTACTGGCTGTCGTACTTGCCACTATACGAATGAAAAGTTACCCACCAATACACCGTTGCTGCTAGTCCCCGGTGCACTGGGTACGTCAATTAAAGCCCGGACGCACACGGTCTATTCTTTTAATGCATTGGTTGGATGTCCTAACGGGCAATCTTCGTGCGTTGACTGGTAGCTAAACACAAGTCTTCACCTGCGCCTATTGAACTATTCAATCCCCCAGAGAGCTTTCCCTATCCTTGGCCTTCGGACCAGGACATCCACCAATGCATCCTCTTCAAAGGACACATTGGGTGAAACGTGAATGCTGAGCGGTTACATGTGGCAACGGCACAGCGCCTTGTCTAATACATAGCGATTCTCCTTTGGTTCAACACTTGGAAGGAAGTGTCCACCTATTTGATTGGGCGGGATCTGTCGCATTGGCACAAGGGCCCCACTGCGAAATGTTGCGGCAAGATTGCAGGTGATGCCTCATCAACCAGATCCCATAAACTAAGAGGGGGAGTAGGGAGTCGAACCCCACTTCCCTGGCCGCTAAGCCAGCTTAAATGCATAAGTCAACCAGACAGCTACTTCCAGACTATCCATGGTTCGTCTGGACCTCGCTTGCATTCCCCCCATAAAACTGGCATTGGATGGATGCCCTCTGTTGCTGGTATCGAACCAGCGTCTCATATGCTCACGACAGTTCTTCCAGAGCCTGTGCGATCTCTTACCTCAACGGAACCCGTCTTCAAGTACCTACCACAAGTTGCAACTGCCTAGTGTGAGCGTGAATCAGCGTCCTACCTTTGGACGATACAGAAGACATCCACCAATGCCAGCTTGCTGCATTGTAGCTGCCGCTGGCATTGGGATTTACTGTTTACTCAGGGCGATGATTACTCGCCGGACGCTTCGGAATCGGCCTTGTCGGCACGGTTCGAAACGGTCTGGAAGCTTTCCTCGACTTCGATGGCGGAACCATCGTTGAAGTTGATTTCGGTGCCGTTCGGCAGTTCCGCGAAGTGGCTGACCTTGGACAGATCGACACGAACACGGAAGCCGGAACGCAGTTTCAGTTTGGTGAAAGCCATTTTTGTTTCTCCAGAGATTTGAGGGGTCCATCCCCCCAAGAAAGGGTTGTTGTTGAACTCAGGCTTCTTTAGCAGAGGCAGAATTGCCCCGGCCAGTAGCCTTGTTGATGAAACCACGCACCGAACGCGGCGTGTCACTTACGTGATACACGCCGCCATTCGATAGACTGATGTGAGTACCCGAGGTCACTGCACCATCACTGTCGGTTGCCGGAGCAAAACCAACGATGTGAGCAGTATTCAGGTCCACCTTCAGATTGGTGTCATTATCGACCACACGGATGTAGGTCATTGTTTTACTCCACGGGCTATCGCCCCAAGAAAGGAATCAGATGGACTCACGAGCAGGGACAGGTTCGTCCTCTTGGTTCTGGTACTTGCCCGAATAGACAGCAGCCTCGACCACCTCGTGGAAAATCACTTGAGCAATGCCCGAACCAGCAGGGATGAGCAGTTCCTCTTCCCCGTGGTAGACAAGCTCCAGGGTCAAGAAACCGTTCCATCCCGGCTCGATTACGGTGTTGAATACGGACAGACCACGACGTGCCCAGGTGGACTTGTCGTGGACAATGCCGGTCAGGTTGGGTGGCATCTGGAATTCTTCCATGGCCGAGGCCAAGCAGAACCGCCCGTCTTTCACGTATTCATCCGCAACATGGATGGTACGGATGTTGAAGGCATCACCTTTGAAGTGGATGTCCTGCTTAACCCGGATGTCATACCCGGCTTCACCCAAGCCATAGCTGGTGCCTTCGAACGATTTCTTCACTGCAACCATATCCTTGATAGGTGCAGCAGCCAGCAGTTGTAAGCCGTTGATGATCATGATCAGTTCCTGATGTAGATGACTTCGCCATATGTAGGCACATGCCCACCACCACGGCCAATCCTGATCCAAATGATGGGTACGTGCACTGTAGGTCGCACCATTGGTGTGACTTCCAGATCCGAGAAGATGATAGCAGCCGTTGGCTGGTGTTTTTCTATATGCTCACGCACACACACCAGCGATGTACCGCTGCCATGAGCATCAGTCACCACATCAAAGGAATCACTTTCCTCGAAGGTCTTCTCATCCATGATCCGGGTATCGAACTGAACGAGGGTCAACTTCCGTGGATTGAATGTCTCCTTGATGTACTTCACCTCCGAGTTAAAGCGTAAACGCTCCTGGGCGGTGATGGATGCAGACACATCAAGGTAGTAGATCAGGTGATCCAATCGGCCCTCTTCCTCGTAGGTCGATGGCAGATACATATTCGTGTAGCGGCGATTTGGACGAGCCCAAGTGTAGGCAATCTCGGCCAGATCACTGAAGAACTTGTACAGCAGGCCTTCCCACGGAACCACGGGAGTCAGGAACTTCTTGATGATCCCTTTGGTTCCACCAGGGACGGTGCCAGCTTGCCCACTGGCCTCGGCTGCTTGCACAGCTTTGACCACGTTGGCTATGCCCTTCAGAATGGTTTCTTCCGTTGGGTCACGCATATCACCTTTACCCGCACCGGGTACACCCCAGGTAGGCTTGGGCTTGGCACCGCTATTGATGAGCAGGTCGTAGATGTCCTCTTCGACCATCCTCCCGCCTTTGTCCAGATCTGGATTAAGGCAGCACCACTCGATACCTTCGAAGGTATAGCCTTCCTTCTTCAGATCGTTGTTGATGCGATAGTCCGCTGCTTGGTTCCAGATCTCTGGATCACGATTGCCACGACGGATCATATGCAACAGGCCTGGATGCCACAGCTCATGGGCCAGCACTGTTTTACGAGTGGCCGGCTTGAGTGACAGGAACCAATGGGGATTCCACCAGAGACTGACCCCATCGGTTTCAGCGGTTTGCACCGTCTCATCCCAGATGAATTCCAGGCTGCACATCAATGATCCAAGGAAAGCACCAGTGCCTCCGATGAACATCTGAGCCTTGGTCTTGTTGAGTTCCTCATTGAGAAACTGTTCGTCAATCTCTTGCATGTGACCCCCTTATTTCAGGTACTGGGACAAGCGTTCCATACCCTTAGCGAATGCCGGGTGGGTACGCAGTTTGGGATGGTTGATCATCGCCATCCGGTAGAACAGCACCTGAAATGGCATGTCGAAGCGATTAGCGTAGGTGCACAGGCGGTCGAAGTTGTCCGCCTTGATGTGCTCCATGATCATCGACACTGTTGCCCAACGGGTATCGTTGTTGAATGGCAGCGGTGCACCTTCAGGATCACGCAGGATTTCCGTGATGGAAACCAGCGAGCCGTATACCTGGGCGAATTGCATGAACTCGACTGCCACGCCGGAGCTGATGGTGCCGGTGTAGAGCGGAGCTTTCGCAGGCACAACAGCTTTCCCTTGGATCAGCTTGTTCATGAACTCCCAGGTCCGAGGGCAACAGAACGTCTTCTCGGTGTGGTTGGGCTTGAAGTCCATCAGCTTCGATGGGTATTGGCTTAAGAAGCCAATGATGCGGCTGTCCCATTTCTGGGGCATTGCCACATCTTCCAGCCACTCTTCGAAGTTCAGCTTCAGTTCCAGGTGAATGATCCGGGACTGCATAGCAGTGCTGATCGGGTTCACGATGGACTTGTCGCTCATCAGGTTACCGGCAGCAGCCATCACTACGTTCGAGTGAAGGTTTTTCTGGCCGGTCATCCTATCCAGCACCAGCTTGAAAGCTGCGGCTTGCACCTGCTTCGAGGCAGCCGGGAACTCGTCGAGGAAGATCATCCAACCGTTCATGTCTTCAGGAATGTCATCCCCTTCGATTGGGAACAGGTCGGCAAATGGAGCGAACTCGGCTCGGCCTTGAGCATTGAAGTGAGGCAGGCCGGACAGGTCTTCAGGAGCCGAAGTAGATAGACGGTGGTCGATCAACTTCAGGCTGTTTTCCTTGGCGATGGAACGCATGATGGAAGACTTGCCCATGCCAGGAGAGCTGTGCAGATACGGCGTAAGCCCAGCTTCCATGACTTCCAAGGACATTTCCTTGGCCTGCCGTGGAGTGACTTGATACATGCTGACTTCAGACATGCTTAACCCCTTTGGTTCGTGCCGCTCTGCGGCGTTGATTTGTGAGATGCGTCACCATCTCCAAGTGGGCAGGGTTACAACACAGTCGGTTATTGCACCGATGGTCGATCTGCTTCTTGGACGGGATGTACCCGAAATAGATGGTGAACACGACAATATGCACGGCTACGGTCTGACCATCCAGGCTCATCCTTCCGTAACCGCCACCTCGACCAGTGCCGGAGTCAGGCCCTGTCCAGATGTGGCAGGGGGAGGGTTTGCCATCAAGAACAAACCCTTTATCGACTACCTCGACACGGTGATGGATGCGATCAATGATCGACATCCTCCGGTCTGCTGCCTTCACGGCCAGCGTTTGCCCAGCTTGATGCGCTGGGACTTGCTCTGCGTGAGCAGGATGTTAGCCAGTTCGGCCCCTTCGACATCATTGCCCTTCAGAGCCATTTCCTGGCACTGAGTGACATGCTTGTCCTTGACGTTGCCGTCAGCCAGCACGATGCGGAGACTACCCCAGCCATCATGGGCTTTACGGTAGGCCTTGAAGCGATCCAGCGTTACCTGATCCAACGGAATGTTGTTGGGTGCGGTCATGACTATCCCTCTACGACGTATGGTTTGGTTTCTGGATGGGCTTGACGCAGGTCTTTGAATATTGATCCAAACCCCCACGAGACAAAGCCCGGTGACTTATCGGTGACGACTTCCACAAGGCGACCAACATCGTCAGGCAAGAAGGTGTATTCCTTCGTGCCGTGGAAGTTTGGTATTGACGCGCCTACATCGGATTCCTCAACCAAAAAAGCAGTGCGACTGGCCTCAAGGTTATCCACCTCGTGCCTACGTCCTTCGTTGAGTTGGAGCATCATTCCTCCCCGTCGAGAGTCATGGTGATCCTGACGTACTCAACTTCCGGGTCACCTGCCACTGCATAGGTACGACCGGATTGCAGGTTGGTTACGAACACGCCATCTCCCAGCGTCTTCATAGCGAGATCTCTGACATCACTAAAGCAATCCTTTACTGCTTGATAGCCGCTGACATCTGTACGCATACAGATAGCACCGCCATCCATGATGAAGGTGGTGCCCCGTTTGGTATCGCTCAAACGTGGCTTGTAGGCACCGTTGTCTTCGATTACGAACTTGATCGTCGAAGGCGATTTGTACTTACGAAGTTGGCTCATGACTTTCTCCCATGAATAAAAAAGCCCATCCGAGGATGGGCTCATTGGTTGCTCGACCCAAGAAAGAGTTAAGCAGTGACGGTGATTGCCGAACTGGCAGCCTTGTTGCCGTCAACGGTTTTGACATTGATGGTCACTGGACCAGATGCAACACCTGTTACCAGGCCGGTGGCCGATACGGTAGCACGAGAAATGTCGCTACTGGTGTAGGTCACAGCCTTGTTAGTGGCAGTGTCTGGCGTGACAGTCGGGGTCAACTGAACAGTTGCACCTACAGCCACGTTGGCAGTAGTAGGTGCTACTGCCACGGCTACTACCTGAACATTTGCAGGAGGCGATGGCTGCAATTCCTCGCTGAACTCGAACGGGATGTTCTGTTCGATGTTGCCTACCCGAACACGCAGGAACAGTTCACCCTTCTGCAAGCTCTTGAACGTGATGACACCGTTGCCGGTATCAGCCAGTACCTGAACGAGTGCAGGGTTGCTGAATTGGAACTTGACCCCATCAGTGGTTGCACCCACTGGGTCCAGGGTGACAGTCACAGACTGTTCTTCACCAATGAAGCGACGGTTCAGACCCTGATCGATGAAGACACGTTGCAGTGGTTTGAAGTTACCACCGTAAGTGATCTTGATGCGTTGCATGTCCTGCAACCCACGCTTCAGGTAAATCTGTTCCTGAACGTGTTGGTACACGACGTGGCTGATGTCTTGCTTCTGCATACCAGAAGCGTTGTCATCCACTGGTTCATGGATGAGGTCACCCAGCAGTGTGTAACTCGCACCAGGGGATGCATCAGCAGCCAGACGGACCTGAACTTCGTAGGTCTGGTTGGCACCAATGGCGTTAGCAATGTAGCTTTTCAGTTTCATCAATCTATCCTCAGAGGGAAAAAATAGGCCCAACTCCGGGTAGGAGTTGGGCGTAGTGTATCAGCAGAGAGCGTAATCGGCGTCCAGGATGCGAGTGTACATGTCTGGCACCATTTTACCGATGTCAGCCTTGTGGCCCAAGAGCTGGGTGAACAAGGACGACAGCAGATTACTGCGGGCAATCTCGAACAGTTGACGGTTGTACTGCATACGCAGGTCATCGCCATAGTTCGGCAGGCAACGGAAGCAATCGTGGATTGCAATCACTTCGAACGGCTTGGCAGGCAGGCTGTTGATCAACTCCAGCACAGTGCTGTAATCGACAATGCCTGCGTTGTCCAAGTGGATGTGATTGAGAATGCGAGCAGACAGGTAGCCAGACTCTTTGTAGTGGTCCCATAGAATGCGCACCATTTCGGAGTCATAGTCATCTGCACCTGTATCATGTGCCTCGCAGTCATGCAGATAGCCCTTAACCTTTGCCACTTGGCTCGGGTTGTAGTTGCATCGACGGATCATCTCGCGAACGATCATGCCATCCACGGAGTGAGTGGTGTTGGCCCCAAGGGATCGACCCTCTTCCACTGGCATGTTGACCATAGTGCTGACTTCGAATGGCTGATTGTCGAACATCACTGACTCAGTGATTTGACCCATGACAGTGATCTGCACATGGAAGTTGTCCGGCAAGGTCCACTTGTAGACCAGACGCTCTGGGTCCCAGATCGCCAGATAGGTCTTGTTGAGTTCCCACACTGCCGGAGTCTCAGACTCCATGGTGTTGTGGAACGTGGTGAGCAGGATGCCTTCGCCGAAGACCTGCTTGGGGATGGCCTGACTACCATAGAGCGAAGTCAGAATTGCTTCCTTAGTTTTGGCACGAGTGATCAGACCAGTTTGACCCAGATGGTTCAACATGGACTGGTACAGGCTCGTGTAGGCATCAGCACGGTGACCGACTCCAACCACGTTGCACAGCTTGGCAGCCATCTCGTCACCAGTCAGGCATGCAAGGATCTGCATACCAGAACAGGTGGCATCAAGGCTGATTGGGTAGCCCGAAGGCTTACCTGCCATGGTGTCTTCCCAGGCTTTAACGCCCGCGAAGAACAGTGCAGGTTCCTTTGCAGTTTGCATCATGGACATCAGGTCGTGCTTGTGTTCCTCGAACCAAGCCAACCGAACATCCCAATCTTTGTTATCCAGACCATAAGAACCGGCGATGTCCATCGCCAAATATTGCTTGCCAGTGAACTTCTGCATCTATAGCTCCTTGAGTTCGCTTGAACTGATATTTAAATTACGGTTGTTTTGTTTCATCATACTCAAGCCACGCTTCATCATCACTGATGATTGCGCAGTGCTTGATCTGCGGATACACATGCGTACCGCACTGTGGACAGTAACTAGGTAAACGGGGGTTAACGTTACAGAACAGATGACCGCAGCAAGGCATCTTCAAAAGTCTGAAATGAATTCTTTCTTTACTCATTCGACCACCTCTTGGTTGGCGAACAGGATGACTGCTTTGTTCCAGGCAGTACCTTGATAGTTGACGTGATAGCCTTGGCAATAGCTACGGCCACGTTTGTCATACTTGTGACCCAAGTGGAAAGTGTCACTGTGTTCCTGCACGATCTTCATTACGTCCTTGGCAGTCCGATCATACTTCTCGAATGCCTTTTTACGACGCATGAAGTCTTCTTTGGTTTCGTTCTCCTTGGGCTTGTCCAAGTTACGCCATTGGTTCTTAACCAGGTCAACGACACGTTGGTCAATGGTGAACTTCATGGCATTGCAGCGGTTGATGTGATCGAGACACACATCCTCGTCATGGTGGTTCTTCTTCAGGATGATAGAACCACCCGACGTGAACATGCCGGTGTCTTGGTTGGTCTTGACCTTCTTCGGTGGAACTACGAAGGGCAATGGATACTGGAAGCGATCCAACTCTTCCTGCACCTCATCCGTGATTGTGAAGCACACCACGAAGATCTGAAGTTGGGGATTCCAGTCCACCAAGTCGGCTTCCGCACACTTGGTGATCATGTCTGCTACTTGCTGTACATCAGCATAGTGACGCTTCAGTACACCGCACAGAGTTGAGAAATCACAACGCTTATGCAATGCCATCTGAGCCAGCAAATCCAGGGCAAACCCTTCAGGAATGCCCTTGGCTTCGAAGTATTCAGCGAAGTCGAACGTCTCACAGTTGATGAACTCAGACTTGATCCGAGACATCAACTGATTCTTGTTGTACAACTTTTCCAGCTCACGTTGCTGAGCGATCAGTGTGATCTCTTGGTTCATGCTTATTGCTCCTTAGTTGCCGTTGAATATCTTACGAGCCTGATCAGTTCTGTTCAGGATTGGCCCTACGGTATTGCGGATTGACTTGAGGAACTCACGCAGGCCAGCCTCATGCTTGAGCATGTAAGCCTTGCCGAGTTTCTCGTAGAAGTGAGTGATGAATGCATCATCACCATAACCAGCGAGTGCCTCAAGAGCACGCAACTCCGACTCACTAACAGTGAAGGTAGTTGTGATCTCGATGGCCGGAATACCAGTGATCTTGGCCATTAGAATGTACCCCAGTAGTTGTAGTCATCGCCCAGAATTGGACGCCAGATCTCATCGAAGAAGCAGTTCATGGAGGCACCTTTAAACATCGGTGCAATGTCCGTGTCTTTCAGACCCGCCAGACCACAACCAATACGGGTAACTTGGAAACCCATTTTGGGATGGCCTTTGGCATATGCCAGGAAGCCCTGAACATACTGAGCAATGCGCTCAAGAGGCATGGTCAGTACATCCACATCTTTGGTTGGAATGGCCCAGCTATCACCACAATGGCCGTAGCTGAAACCATAACGGGCACCATGTTTCATGTACGCCGTCTTGGCTGCACCGGCACCATGGATACCGGATTCATTACTTCCAAACACGAATATCATCTTTGGCATTTTGTTTCTCCTTGGTTCTAGTTGGCACTTTTTTAGTTGCCAGTTTAGTGTTGGGATTGCACCGAGAGCATTTACACTCGGACATCGATTTCATGGTGTCGCGACAGATCATCATTGTATTTCTCAATCTGGGAGTAGACCCAGATGTTGCGGTTAATGTTTCGATGACAGTTATGGTTGTCCGACTCGATTTCAAAGTCGTAAATGTCATCATTGAAAGGCAAACGAGGACTCATTCCTTGTTCCTCGAATCGTCGTTGCAAATGCTTACGCATCTCCATCCTCCGATGTCCAGGCATCTCACCGAAATAGTAAATATTTCCGCAAAGCCCACAAGCACGGTTGAACATATTGGACTTCGCTCCGGCATACAGCCAAGCCAAATAGTCCATAAAGAACTTATGTAACAGTTGGTCGTTATTCATGCACTATCTCCTGATTATCGCGAGGTCTCGGCTCCGCAGGAGCTGAGCCGAGACATACGCTTATTGTTTGGTGAACGCACAGAGTTCAATCCGATCTGCGATGTTGAACAGATCGAACACCGGGATGCCGAGGTGACGGGCAATGCGAATTGCTTGACCAGTGCCACCACCGCCTTTACCACCAGGGGTCCAGCAGATGATGCAGTCAGCCTTGGTATTGAGATCGATGCCGACAACTTGTGGCACATTGCGTGCGTGCAAAGCCCTGGCACCTTCGGAGCATGCACCCCAGTTGGGATGGAATGCTGCTGCAATCTTCCATGCTTCTTGCTGGATTTCAGCAGGAGCAGTGCTGAAGTTGATGATTCGGTAATCATTAGATGGTGCACCATTGAAGCCAGCCCATGGGATGAAGATCTCCATGAAGCCGTTGACCTTTTCAGCACCACGAGCAAATGCGTTGTCTGCACCATCAGCGAAACCGCTACGCAGAATCCAGCCTTGCTGACCCAACTGTTCACCAATGGACTCCATCCATTCGAGTACATCTTCGGGAGTCTCACGACTGCCGATGCCTGCATAGATCTTCATCTTCTTTGGCTCCACTACGGTGTGTGGTTGTGGAAGGACTTGAATGCGGCGAGTACGCAGCACATTGTCCTTGTTGATTGGTGGGTGTTCAGACATGAACTGGTCGATGATTGGACTCAGATCCAACTCAACGGATTCATGCTTACGCTTTGAGAATCCTTTGCGAGTTTGCTCACCTTCCTTGTGGTAGCGTTCTTCCCACTCTTCCATTGATTCCTTACGCAGTTGCTTTTTTCTTTTCCAGCTGGACATTTTTCATCTCCCGTTTGGTGACTGCACTGTGAAACCAATTCATCAGGTCAGTCTTCTTGTAAAAGTGGACTGGTCGAGCGAAGCCACTCACCAATGCCACTTTAGGCAATGGATGGATAGTGGCTAGATACTCGATCTGTTTCTTGGTCTTGCCTACGGTCTTCGCCAATTCAGCAAGCCCCATCACTGGTGGCCTAGACATGGAGATTGTTGGACTCCACGTGTGCTACCAGTTGTTCGATGGTTTCCTCGAACTCAGTGCGTTGCACTGTCCCTTCAGGCAATGTCATTGCCAGGGTGATGAGATTGGCCTTGGCCTTCTCCCACGAGGAACGACGAATTACCTTCAGCAATACTTCAGCGGCTGGTCTGTCCATTAGAACTGTCCATTTGTGTACGGTGGTTGATACCCCAACTCTGCTAGCTGATCACGTAGACCTTGATCAAACTCTTTGCAGATCCGGGTGTTGTTGAACTGACCATCGCTGAGGTCATAGAGATGATCAGCCATTGCTGACTTGTCGAGGCTCTTGCTCAGTGACACACGAGCACAGCGACGACCATTCTCATAGGCCTCAACGTTGGTTGGTCCCTTGAACCATTTAAGGAGTTGCTTGATCACCAGTTGGTTCCTCCAAGTTATCTGCAACGACACCCATCACTTCGATGAGTTGGAAGACATCATGCCCAGGCTCACACTCAAACTCAGCAGGCCAGTTCCTGAGCATGGTTGAGAGTGTGTCCTTTGCATCCTTGATTGCATTGGCAAGATGCTTCCGCCGCACATGCAACGGAGCATCACCGGAAGTGAGCCGTCCCTTCCTCATACCTGGAATGCCAAGTAGAGAAGACAGGCAGCACCCACCAAGCAGATGATAATCACCTGTTTAGTGATCGATTCGATAAACGATTCCTTACGTTCACGTTCCCAGAGCACACGACGACGTTGCATCAGCTTGTCCAACTTTGGGCCGAGAATGCTGATACGACGCTGAGCTTCACTCTTCGAGTAACCGGAGGTGTGACGGATGTTTTGGATCTTGGCGATGCGCTCAATGATCCAGCTAATCCTCAAGCTCAAGATTGTTGTACGAATACCCATGTTGTTTCTCCAAGATAGGTCTAACAATTACACCATCCAGTAAATGGTGGATTCGGTTTCGATACGACCGGAGGTTGCTTCCACACTGACCATGCGATCAGTACGGATCTCCTTACCATCGACTGTACCCATTAGGAAGAAACCGCCATTGCGGTGAGGGAAGATTGTCGGATGACGAATCACCTTCTCAGGCTTGGTGATTTGCTTCGGAGTTGAGTCCAGCAATGTGCCCTGGGTCAGGGACTGGTACTCAGTAGCAGCACGCTTATCTTCCTCCACGATTCGCATACCCAACTTGGTGTAGCCACCCCATGTGGGATAGACACTGCTCCATAGCAAATCCGTACCGTCATACGAATGGATCTCAATGTGGGACATTGGGCTGTTGTCTTTCAGCAAAGCCCGACTGTCAGATGCCAGAATGGCGAGACTAACATCGTTGATCACATTGCTATTCACACAGCCATTTTTGAAGATGGTGACACGGGTAAATCCAGCCATGATGAGTGCTCCTACAGTTTAGGTTGCTTTAGTCGATTTGGGTCTGAAAGTTCAACTTACATTACAGGTGAAGTTGAAATGAAAAGGGACACTCGGATGAGTGTCCCTTGGGGTTTTACAGCGACAGCGGTTGCAGGAACGGATTTTCATGGGCAGCCACGGTTGGTGCTTCGTCGTTGACGTGACGCAACTCGATCTGAAGGTTCAGGATACGAGTTTCGCCCGGTGCCAGGGTCTTGGCCAGATCCACGATCTGGTCATGCAGTGCATTGCGAGCCTGTTGCTGTGCAGCCCAGGTTGCATTGCGGCTGTTGACCGGCAGTGGTTCAACGTTGTCCAGCGGGATACCGACCGGCAACGAGATGAAGCGTGGTTCGTCTTCGCCTTCCAGTACGACACCGGCCTGGTAACCGATGTTCAGCCAGAACTGAGCCTTTGGACGCTCATCACGAGCATTAGCTTTCGGAGTAGCAGCGGATGCAGTGCCGAAGGTCTTTTTGAAGTCAACGCCAGAATTCATAGCCATGGTGAATCTCCTAAAGTGAGTGGACAGAATTGTCCCCATTGCACACTCAGTGAATGTGCAAGAGTGGATCAGAACTGTTTTACAGCGTCATACGCTGCCATTAATGCCTCCCTCAGCGAGTAATCACGGAAGGATTTATTGCCTACCTTTACCACCCAGCTACGAGTTGCATCGTCCTGGAAGAAAGTGACTGTGGTGTCAGTACCATTTTCGATGTAACCGGCAAGCTCTCGCAGTCTGTCTATGGTGTCATTATCCATTGGTTCAGTCCTCGGTTTCAGCAGACCAGTCATGGTCTTTGCCTTTGCACTGTTCGTGGTAACCACCACAGCAGGCATAGCATTCACCACATTTACCAGCAGCCTTGGCCGCTGCGATCTCTTGAACAGGTTCTTCAATCTTGTCATTGCTAGTGATGAACATGGATCTATCCTCGGTTGATGATTCTCACCAGCCGCAGAGCGGCAGCTTATGTCAGTCGTAGTAGTCAGCAGGCAGAGTGCAGACCGATGGGTTGGTAGCAACGCCACCATTCCAGCGCAATACACGTACTGTCAGGTTAGCCCATTTCAGTGCCTGTTCAGCACTGCCTACTACGCGATACAGATTCTGTTCGTTGCCATCACGGTCACTGACAGTCAACTCAGCAAGACGTAGCATTTTAGTACTCCTCTCCCAGTGCACAGAGACATGCGAAGGTGACAACCACCTGCACAGCGATTGCCAATGCCCAGTGGAGATTCCCAAACAGGAAAGCACCAACGATGAACATTGTTATTGCTCCAAGTAGAAAAGCGATTAGCTGATTCATTGATCGTGAATTCCTGAATGGGATTTAGGGTTGGTACTGGTTACGTGAAGGGATGATTAGGGATTAGGAAATGTCTAATAGACTAGTGAGATTTACTGGTATCACACTCCCATCCGTCATCTCTCTCATGTAGAGATGCTATCCAGGGATGGATCTATCCATCCTTGTTACCTATCCCTAACGCAACCAGGGTTACCACCGAAGTGATAACCCGAAGGTTACGCAGTAGTTGCAGGACGCAGCAGCGAAGTGAAGGTGTTATACGATTGCTCGTAGAACTGAGCGTGATCTGCCGATTGGAGGCAGAACTTTTGAACCTTGAGCTTGGCTTGAGCCTGCTCGAAGGATTTCTCTTGAATGAGGGTCTCGATGAAGACCTCTTTGTCAGCGACCTGACGGATACGCTGGTTGTCAGCAGCAGCAGTTACGAAGCTGGTGAGCATACCGACGCCAGTGTTGGCAGCATCCAGAGTGGAAGTGACAGTGTTTGCAGTGGCTTGCACAGTGTTGAGCAGAGCACCGAAGGTAAGACGAGTAGACATGGTAGGACTCCTAAGTAGTAGCCGAAATGGCCAGAAGGCGCAGAGCGCCAGTGTTAAGGGGGCACCCCTAGTGTAGTGGGGTGGTAGAGTACCGGGGGGGTACTTGAGTTCACGGGTGTCCCCGTGTAGCACACCCTACGTAGAGACTTTCCTAAAAAATTTTATGAAAAGTTTTTCCCTTAAGATTAGATCTAAAGTAGTGGGGAGAATTCGCGGGTGAGGTACTCAATGAAGTAGGCGTAGGTTTCGTTTGCTTCATTGGTTTGGACAGGGACACCGACGTAGGCCAGGTATCTGATGGTGGCGTGGAACAGTTCATGGATCAGGGAGGTGAGTTTGCCGTCACCGACGTAGATGTACATGACGCTGTTTGATTCGAGGTAGTCATGGACGCAAGCACCGATGACATCAGTGAGGTAGTCATCATCACAGGGTATGCCTGCTTTGCGCATGCTCTTGATGAGACTCTTGCGAGTGGTATGTAGCTCGATGATTCCTGCGTTGAACAACTCTGGAGTGATTGCTTTGCTTTTCATGGTTGGCTCCTTTTAGACATAAAAAAGCCCGGACGGTGGTCGAGTCGTCCGGGCTGCGGTGGAGATTCAAGTCGCTCCACACGACTACTACATCACAAGGGGAATTGGTGAATCTCTTAGGAGCCCTCCCTGCTGTAGCTGGCACTGTTATATCCCCACCTGTGCCTGGGGTTTTGGACATAGCGTCATCAAGCAACGCTAGGTTAATTCTAATTCCATGCCCTGTCTATAGGGTCGAAGGAGTAAAACTTTTCGAACTTGGCTCTGTGTTGCTCGGTCAGGTCACACTCAATGACGATCTCCATCTTGTACCCGAAGACCATGGATAGACCGAGATAGATGTCCTTCTCCTTTTGGTTCCTGACAATGAGGATGGCAGACCATGCCTTCGTTGCCCGCTTAGCCATGTCTTCGAGGGTGATGGCCTTGAGCGGGTTGCTGCCATTGCGATACCAGATCTCTTCATCCACGGACTAACTTCCTTGATACCACCTGGGCATCAGGGTTGTAGGTGTAGAAGCTGAAGGTACGCAGGCCATCTTTGCTTGGGTCGTGCTGACCCTTCAGGTGCAAGATCGGCATCTTGGGGTAGACCAGGGCCATTGCCTCGTAGGTGTCCAACTGTGCTTGGTCTTTGCAGATGAGGTTCACTACGTAGCCTTCACCTGTCATTGTCCACAGGACACCTTGCCAGTCGGTGGTCATTACCTTGCTACCTGCATCGGTCTTGAAGTAGAAGTATTCATTCATGTGAGGAAGCCCCCTTTTCCCTTTTGGTTCAGTAGCTTGGCTACGGACAATAGGACCCCTTCGTCTCTGTCTAGTGGAGAGAAACGTTTGCGGTCTACCTGTAATCAGTCTAAAGTCTATCCCTATTACACACCCCAAGCAACAAGCTCTGGAGTAGGTCATGAGTGAAAGCTTCAAGTTGCCGGTGTACGGCAAGGCCAAGATCCCTGGGATCAGTCAACCACAGATTGAGTACCGGGTGGTGCTGAAGGAAGATCTCACTGGTGCTGACTGGGAATACTTAGCCAAGAAACAAGATCTGGAGGGGGCCGGGATTCTCGGCAGTCTCACCAAGCGTCAACACGACACACACCTCTTGCAACTGATGCAAGATTACTTAGCGAAGAAGGAAAAGAAGCAATGACAGCTACCAAGGTTGTGCAGCAGGACATCGAAGACGAAATCGTAGCGGAGCAGTATCACATCCTGCCCAACACGACGACTACGGTCTGTGTGCTCACTGGCAAGACTGGCTGGTCGGAGACTGGTATCAGTGCCTGTGCTGACCCAGCCAACTTCGACGAGAAGGTCGGCAAGGACCTGGCGTACAAGAACGCCTTCAATAAGTGGTGGCCGGTACTCGGGTTCCGACTCAAGGACAAGTTGAGCCTGATCGAAAAGGCCGGTGCTCCTTCGGGCAAGATCCTGGAACTGGGTTCGCCTGTCACCTACATTGGAACCAAAGTGGTTCGTGCAGTGGCGATGACCCGTGCCGAGTACAACATCTACCGTGGCTGGGCACTGCCCGAGAATGAGAACGGTGACGACAATGGCTTCCTCGTCGAGTACGTCGATGGCGGTGCCACCAATGTCGAAGGCCATGCTGGCTATGTTAGTTGGTCCCCGTGGGATGTGTTCGCTCGTGCTTACGAGGCACCGACTCGTGTTGAACCAAAGGTAGAGACTTACCGGGATCGCATGAAGGAAGAGCTGAATGATCTGTTGATGGACATCACCAAGCTCACAGCTTTCACCAATACCAAGACGTTCAAGAATCTCCCCCAGGTGGAACAGGATGATCTCGTTGAACAGTGCGAGCACATGATCCGGTACAGCGATGTCCTCATCCGCCGAATCAAACGCATTGCCAAGTGAACCAAAGGGGGAGTGCTAGCTCCCCCGAACCAAAGAAGGATTAGACCTATGTTAACGGTACAGGAATTAGCCAAAGCATTGCCTGCCAACCTCAAGAGTGCGGCTACTCCTGCTCTCTTGGCGAAGGTCAATGGGATCGTGTCGGACCCTACCTTGGCAGAACAGATGCGTGAGAACTTCGTCTCGTACACCCATGTCCTCGCGGATGGGAAGTACAAGATGGACGACTACATCAATGCTGTGATGTACGTTAGTTATAAACTGATGGGACATAGCAACCAAGACGCCTATGCCAAGACGTTCCCTCAACGGTACGCCACCATGCAAGCAGCGGGTCGGCCACCGAAAGAGATCAGTGCCTACGTCTCGATCTACAACAAAGGCAAGCTGGTCAACGCCATCATGGAACAGAGCGTCATCCCTTCGTGGGTTCTGAACCAAGATGTATACCAGGAAGCAATCAACGTCCAGAAGGATCTGATGCTCAACGCCCAGAGCGAGAAGGTTCGGAGTGACGCAGCCAACAGTCTGCTTACTCATTTGGCTCGACCTAAAGAGGTGGGACCAGGGATCAACATCAACCTTGGAGATAAAGTGGACGGGATGGAAGACCTCCGTCGCACTCTCATGGAGATCTCTGGTGTCAGTCGTCAACTGATCGAACAGGGAGTGGACATCCGAGCAATCGCTGAACACAAACTGGTATCGGTTGATGGGGAGGTGGTATGAGTACCAAACCTCCGTTCAAGCTCAAGAAGCAGCGGCTTGATGAGTGGCTGGATCAGGTTAACTATGTGGAGCTGAACTCGGGCCTGTACGTGCCGAGTGACTTCGCTCTCCTGTTCATGAACTTCATCAAGCTGGTGAACGGTGGACAGGGTGAAAGCCATACCACTCCACCTGTTCACTTGAAGATGCTGGACAAAGTGATCGATGGTCATGACTACATTGTGAACCTCTGCTTCCGTGGTGCTGGTAAGACTGCGGTGTTCATGGAGTACCTAACTCTGTTCATCGCATGGTGGGGCAGTCTGCCAAGCTTCGGTTTGGTCGAAGGGATGATCTACGTCTCCGACTCCATGGATAACGGTGTGAAATCTGCACGGAAGAACATTGAGTTCCGCTATCACAACAGTGACTTCCTGAAGCACTGGATTCCCTACGCCACCTTCACCGACAACTACCTTGAGTTCCAGAACACCAACGGCACCCGTCTGGGTTGCAAGATGTTCGGTGCCAAGACTGGTCTGCGAGGTACGAAGATCTTTGGTAAGCGTCCGGTCCTGGCTGTGCTCGATGACTTGGTGAGTGATGATGACTCCAAGTCGAAGGTGTCCATGGCTGCGATCAAGGACACTGTATATAAAGGTGTGAACCACGCACTGGACCCAACTCGACGGAAGGTGATCTTCAATGGCACCCCGTTCAACATGGATGACATTCTGATCGAAGCGGTTGAGTCTGGTGGCTGGGACGTCAACGTCTGGCCGGTGTGTGAGAAGTTTCCTTGCACCCGTGAAGAGTTCAGCGGTGCTTGGCCGGAGCGCTTCAGCTATGACTACCTCTTGGCTCAGTATGAAATGGCCGTTGCTACCGGTAAGGTTGCTGCCTTCTACCAAGAGCTGATGCTTCGGATCACCTCCGAGGAAGACCGTCTGGTTGCTGACCATGAGATCGGTTGGTACTCCCGTACTGATTTGCTGGCGAACAAAGGCAACTTCAACTTTTATACCACCACTGACTTTGCCATCTCTGCCAAGCAGACGGCAGACTTCAGTGTCATCAGTGACTGGGCATACAACTCCAACGGTGACTTCTTCTGGGTAGATGGTGAATGTGAGAAGCAGACCATCGACAAGACAATCGACCAACTCTTTAACCATGTGCAGCGTTACTCTCCACTGGAAGTGGGCGTCGAAGTCTCGGGCCAACAAGGTGCCTTCATCACCATCCTTCAACAACAGATGATGGTACGGAATATCTGGTTTAACTTCGCTTCGTCGGAGAAATCTGGTGTACCCGGTATCCGCCCAACCCAAGACAAGCTGGTACGATTCAATACTGTTCTCCCTTGGTTCAAGGCTCGGAAGATCTACTTCCCCATCGAACTGAAGAACTCGCGAATCATGGGTATCGCGATGGAACAGATTCGTCTGGCTACCAAGAACGGCTTCAAGGGTAAGGATGACTTCATCGACACCATCTCCCAACTGCAATACCTGAATCTTTGGAAACCTTCGGGTAGTACCAAAGGCCCAACTGGAACCAATGAAATGTGGGATGATGAGGACGCCGCTCCCGACACCAGCCCTCTGTCTTCCTACATCGTGTGAGGCGATATGAACGTACAAGAGCTTTACCAAAATCTTTCTTACGGTGCCCTGTCCAACTTGGCAATGTCCAATTCAGGATCTGGTGACATTGTTGAAGCCCGTCGTCCGTCTGTCATCCTGGCGGCGAATGAAGCTTTGCTTCGTCTGTACTCTCGCTTCACTTTGAAGGAGAAGGACTGCGTGATTCGCATGGTGGATGGTGTGACCAACTACCATCTGCGTAAACGCTTTGCTATCTGGACTCGGCCTCAGGTAGAGAAGACTCCTTACATTCTGGACATGCCACTGGAGCCATTCGAGGAAGACGTGATCAAGATCACTTCTGTCTTCGATAGCAGCGGTCATTCCTTACCGCTCAATGATGATGACCAGAGCTTTGCGGTCTTCACCCCCCAGGCTGATATACTCCAAGTCCCTCGACCTATTCTCGGAGGTGCACTGTCTATCGTGTACCAGGCCCGGCATGAAAAGCTGGACCATACGAAACTGGAACAACCGATTGAAGTTCCTGATGTGCTGGAAGGAGCGTTCCTCTCCTACACTGCTTTCAAGATCTTCTCGTCCATGGGGACTGCTGAAGCCACGGCCAAGGCAATGGAGCATAATGAAAACTACGAGGCGATCTGCACCGAAGTGGTTGATCGTGAACTCATCACTGTCAGCATCTCGTCTCTTGTTCGGAAATTTGAAAAGCGAGGATACCCCTAATGCGTGGCTCTCTTGATCAGGTCGGCGGTGCTGACCAACTGGTGGACAAACTCATCGGCAATGCATACGACGTGGTTTACCAAGTTCGTCTGAAGCTGCCGGAACTGATGCGAATCAACGACAACCTCCGTGGCAACAAAACGGTGTATGCGGTAGCTGGTCCAGTTGGCTCGACTGTCATGGTCCCACTGCCGGAAGGCATCAGCCATACCCGCATTGTCGCCAGTTCGGTTCTGTTGGCTGACACCCGTGGCAACATCTATGGCACCGACACCGGCTACTTCACCACCAAGATTCTGGACGGCCAACTCCGTGTGATGGTGACTGACCAAACGGTGGCTGAACTCTCCATCCGTTGGTTCATTACCTTCGAGGAATGATCATGGATGACTTCCCTCGTGTAGAACTCAAAGTCTACGACACGGAAGATCCAATTCTGAATCACTCCAGTCGAGTGATTCCAGAATGGATTCAGGGACGATCTCAGTTTGATATCGAGGTGACGCCTGAAGTGGTCACCTTCAATACTCAGGTTGTACCTCTTCTGTCTGAGACAGTCACAGTCAAACTTACTAACACTGGTTTCGATAACCTCCCGTTGGTGGGTATTACTGTGGATTCCCCATTCACCATTGTGTCGGACTTCCCGTCCTACCTCCGACCAGGGGAGACTTACGAGCTGCTGCTTCGGTTCAAGCCACTGGTTTACGGTTTGTCACAAGGGTTCCTGCACATCAACATGGGGGAGATCGCCGGTAGTCGGGATGTACTCGTGTTGGGTCAAGGCATCTGGGATTACCGATTGGCCGTTGCCCAGATGACCGATGGTCTGTGGGAGTTCATCAAACGGTCGGTACGCCCAGCAAACCGAACCAATGGTCCAGTGCTGAGTCTGTCCACCACGTCTATTGCTTTCCCAGGCACCACGGAAGTAGGCAAGGAATCCAATGTCATCATGCTGACTATCAGCAACGTCGGCACACAGAACTTGGTCATCACTGATCCTGTTCTCGATGCTGGCCCATTCGAGATCGTGCCATGAGCATTACCATTCCTCCCTTTGGTTCCGTCACCATCAAGGTGAAATTCAAACCAACGGTTGTTGGCCCCCAAGAAACGAATCTTCGTTTCAGCACCAACACCACACCTGCTGACGTTGTGATCCCCATCCATGGTGTGGCCGTAGAGACTCCGGTTGATCCAGGTGATAATCCAAACGCTTTGCGGGATACTGGCAACAACCCGCTACTCGATACTGTGAACCTTGAATTGGAAAGCTGATCATGCCAAAACTCAATACTTACTCTACCCTGGCAGATCTGCCAGAAGGTGTCCGATTTGTCGGGTTTGTTCCTGGCACTGGTGATGCATTCGATACTCACCAGATCACCCGTAATGCTATCCGTGAATTCATCCTCAGCGTCGTCCCTGTAATTAAGGGTGACGATGGTAAACAGGTGGAGTTGCGAGCAAATGGCACTGCAATTCAGTGGCGTTATGTTGGTGACCCTACCTGGATTGACCTCGTTCTACTTGCATCCCTGAAGGGGGATAAAGGAGACAAGGGTGCCAAGGTGATCCTTCAACGATCCGCCACTCATATCCAATACGGGTATGAGGGTGATACCACCTGGACCAACCTCGTTGCCTTATCTGAACTGAAAGGAGACAAGGGTGATTCAGGTACTGGTTTGAAGAACCGCAGTCAGTGGGTCACTGGTACTACCTATGTTCCTGGAGATTATGTCTTCGACACTGGGTCATCTACCGCAAGTTCGATGTGGATTCTGTCTGGCGATGTTCCCTATGTCTCCACCACTAAACCTAATGCAGACCTTACCCATTGGGTCGAATTTGTGGCTCCTGCTGGTAAAGATGGTAACCCCGGAACCAATGGACGTGAGGTAGTAATCCAAAAGGGTGCTACTGCCATCCAGTGGCGATATGCCACTAATGACCCAACCTGGAAAGACATCGTTACTCTTGCAGAATTGAAGGGAGATAAAGGCAATCCGGGTGACCCAGGAACCAATGGTAAATCCGCTGAGTGGCAGAAGTCTGCTACCCATATTCAATGGCGTCTGGTGGGTGACACCACTTGGATCAATATCGTCCCTTTGGCTGACATTAAGGGCGATCCTGGGGCAGCAGGTAAAGGCGTACCTGCCGCTGGTGCTGTTGGTTACATTCTTTCCAAGGCTTCAGCTACTGATTACGACACTGCCTGGATTCCAGCACCAACCGGAGGTGGTGCAGGTGATGTGACTAAAGCAGGTGACAACGTATTCACTGGTTTCAACACCTTCGGTGGCAAGATTTACTCTGGAACCAAACCGGGTACTGGTGCTCCTGCTGATGGTGCCAACACTTTCCTGTGCTGGGGTAGTGCTCTGTTCAACGCAGGTATGGTGGTCAACGTAGGTACTGCGGAGTTCAAGTACAAGGTGAACTTGGCAAACGGATTTAACGTCCCAAGCATCACTACTGTGACCCCAGCAAGTGGCATCGCTACCATTACTCCTTATGTGGTTCAGCAGAAAGTTGGCCTTACTGCTGATGTTGCTACATTGAAATTGCAATTGCCTGATGCATCCTCTAAAGATGGTAGTAACAACGTCTTTCCGGTGATCGACAGTGGCACTATCTTTCGGGTTTACTTCCCGTTCGGTGTGACTGCTCTTACTGTAACCCCCGGACTAGACAGCTTCGGCTGGACTCCGGCCAAGATTGTTGGGGCACCAACCTCTATCCTAGCAGGTGTGTTGGAACTTCAGTACTTAACTTCGGAAGGTACGTGGTATGTGGTGAAAGCCCCTACGGCTCCTTTTATTTATACTCGCACCAATATCCTCGGGCCTGTAGGACAAGCGACTGGTGTACCAACTGGGGCTATTATTGAGCAGGGGAGTAATGCCAATGGCACCTACACCAAGTTCGCCAGTGGGTTAATGATGTGCTCTCAGACCCTAAAAGATCTTGGGGCATTGGCCGCAGGTGCTACAGCTACTTATGAGTGGACTTTCCCAGCTCCTTTTGGTACGTCTGACAGCCTGTCTGTATGGGCACCTTGTGTGGATGGCCCGTGTATAGCGTACACACCGTCATTCAATCAATCCAGGGTAACAATTGCCTTTTATGCAATAACTCAGACAAATAACAGCCGGTTTACGCTTATGGCGTACGGGCGTTGGTACTAGTAGGCATCAGGTAGTTATCTCGTCTGAGTGACCAAAATCGAGTAATATCTAGCCCAGTCCCTGACTGGGCTTTTCATTTCAACCAAGGTAAATGACATGGCTAATCTGCCTCCCCTGATTACCGAGGAAGGTCTGGTACTCAACAACATGATGCCGGACCAAGGTGCCCTGGGTAACTACACCCCACCTGGCACTGCATCATCTGAGGGTATCTCTCTTCTCATGCGTGGTGTGCTTCGGGCAGCCATTGCCACTGGTGCCCCTGACAAGCGTGACTTCGCTCACTTCCTGTTCAATGCGGCATGCACCTACTTCTTCGGTGGTGTCCGACCAACGGCTGATAACACTCAGACTTGGAACCACTCCTGGATTGCTAACGGTGGTGCAGCCTTCAGTGTCCGTGGCCCATTGCAGGCCAATGGTGACTTGGCTCTGTCTGGTTACCTGTACACCCGAGATCCTCAGTCCACTGTCTTCTTCACCAATGGTGTGGGTCAACTGACTCCACCACCGGATGTGATCTACCAAGCAGTGACCAGTGATTCCAAGTTTGTCTGGGACAACATGTTTTCTGACTTGACCCAAGGTAACCGGTATCAGGTGGAGTACTACATTGACGCCGTGGGCAACAAAGTCTTCGGTACTCAGACTGGTGGTTCCTTCGGTCAGCCTGCTATCCCAGCCGGTGAACACAGTGATGGTGCTCCTGGCAAGATCGTCCTGACTGAGCCACTCAATGGCAATGCGGGTGTCAACTATGCAGTGACTGTCCCTGACGTGAAGGTCAGTTACGGCGAGCTGTACGAAGCATGGCCTATGTGGCGGAAGTTGGCACAAAGCGAAGTGTCAACGGCAGCGGATGCTATCCATTGGTTCCTTGATGCTTTTGCTATGGGCATGGAATTGGAGCCAGACAACGTTGACTGGAAAAATGCTCATGACCGGATGATGGACATCTGGCGGATCACTTGTGATCAGCAGTCCAACAGCACGATCATCTTCCAGGCTGGCAGTTCGGGGACCTACAACAACTTCCCACTGACCTACTCCTACGCCTATGGTCGAGACAACATCGACAACCCGAACACCAACTGGACGGCAGTTCCCCCAACCACTCGTTACTCCGTGGCCCGGACTGTAGATCGGTTCGTCAGTTTCGACATGCCACTAAATGATGCCACCATTGGTTCCGCTGGTAGCATTCGCTATGGGGTGGCTTTCGAGAACAGCCCGATGTATCTGGACTACACGTCTGACTCCAGCTTTTCGGTTGATATGCAATCGAACATGATCCAGACGGTATCCATGTCCATCACCGACAATGCAGGTGTTAGCTACGAAGCTTCCATCCTTATCGGTCCTGACTCTCAGCCACAACTGATCAGCCCGAGCCAGTTCCTCAAGTTCCAGAATGCTCCTGGTGATTCGGACGGAACCAAGACAGGGGATTGGGATGATGACCCGGGCACTCTGCCTGAATATGACCCGGTTCCGTTCCCTGGCACTCGACTGGCGATGATTGGTGACTCGATCACTTGGTACAACACTGCCTATGTCAAACCTGACTGGTCCGGTCTTTTTGAGAACTGGGGCTTTGGTATGAACGGCTACTGGACTCACTGCGATCAGATCCTCAATGGCCGGTTGGTCAATGAGCCTGCTGTGAGTACCGATGTCTCTGGGTACAAGCATGGTCTGAACTTTGCCATTGCCGGTTCCCGGATCGTCAATGCTTGGCTTCCATTGCATGACACTCTGGGCGATGGTGTCCTCAACGTCGGTCCAATGTATGCAGCACTGAACAACATCACTCGCTTCGACTGCGTGTTGTTCATGTACGGGACCAACGACTTGGCCGGTAACCTGGATGCCAGTGACACCCTTTGGCTCATCAAGAAGGCTGTCACCGATCTGGCTTCTCGTGGCAAGTGGGTCTATCTCTTGACCATCACCCCACGTTCCCGAGGTGAACTGAAGGGTTACCCGATTGCTCAGATTGACGTCATCCGTCGTCGTCTTGAGACCATCAACCAAGGATTACGTGATTGGACGATCAACAATCCAGAGCCACCACCGAACGTTTTCTTGGTGGACCCTTATACTGATCTGCTCGGCCCGAATGGTATGGACCCAGCCGGTACTCTCTCTTCTTCCGTTGAGGGTGGACTGGATACCCCCGGCAATTTCCGGCCTGACTTCCCTAACCGGATCTTCATGCATGACGGTCTTCACCCTGCACCAACTGGTGCTTATGTCATCGGCAAGAAACTGGCTGAGGTGATCGTTGCTTCTGGTGTGCCAGTTCGTCCTGCTGAGAACCAACTGGGAACACTGAACCTGGGGGCCAATCTTCTGCCTAACCCTGGGATGATCTTCACCAGTTACAAGGCGAGTAAGACCAACCCTCTGTCCTTCAACCTGTCTTCGATTGGTTGGGCAACTGGTCTTGGCCCTGCTCTGCGGAATGGTGCTGACCAACACATTGGCTTCCAGTATGGCAAGCTGCCTGACTGCTGGAACTTCTGGCGATCTACCAACGTGGACACTGAAACTATTGGTTCAGGATCTGGTGGGACCTACTCCAACTTCCAGGATTACATGTGGGGTGGTTTTGTTGGTGAGTACCCGGTACTGGCCGGTTACATCAAGGATTCCACTTGGCCCATTGGTTCCGTGCTAGTGAACATTGGGGTCTATGCTGGCAAGCCTTGCTTGCAGATTGACTTCAACATTCCAATTACTGGCAACAAGAATGAAGCCTTTGTGATCAATACTCCGATTCCCCGTGACCAGCACGGTCCGTGGGACAACTACGGGTTTGACACACCAGACCAATCCACTGTTCGTCCGAACTATGTCTACCTTGCTGGTGACACTCTGGTGGCTGAATCTGATGTGGTCTTCCAGGGTTTTGATGCTGATCTGGTGATCTTTGACATGGCCCTATACACCTATGGTATTGAACCAAACGTGACACTGGGTGCAGTTCGTCAGTCCTTTGGTAATCACCCGTTCTTCTGGCCTCCGAGTGAGATGGACCGAATCCGCTTCCCGAACAATGATCGCAAGACTCGTGTCCGTGCCCCGGCAATCACGATCCCCACTTATCAGTTCACACAGACCATGCGGTATGCGGAACTGAAGTGGCAGTTCAGTTTCGACTGTTCCGTGAAAAGTGCACGGGGTACGATCATCATCCAGAACCCAGAAGTCCGTAAGGTCATCAACGGGATTCCACTCTAACCATCATCGGGGGAGTTCATCTCCCCCTTGGTTCAAGGATATCGACATGTCCCAATACAACCTTTGGTTGCCTGGAAATGCCTTCTTCGGATTCAACGAGGGTGTGACTACTTCTCTAGGCTACCGTACCAATGCCGCAGGTCAACGCCTGTTGGCTCAGACATTTGTCATCCCGAATAAGCGTTCAGGGTTCGGCATCACGTTTGATCAGATCAGCCCACCCTTCCAGATGACCAAGCCACCGAAGCTCTATTACACCAGCACTTCGGCTATGACCCTGACCATCAAGGACAGTGATGGCTGGAACTGGAATGCTCCTTGTCCTTTCCAGGCAACAGCCAAAGAACGTGGTTGGGCTTGGTCCCAATTCACAGCCAGTCCAGTACAGGAGAACGTTGGTGAACTCCCGAACAAGCCAGCAACTGGCATGATCCGGGCATTCCAGTTCTCTGGTGCTGAAGGTGTTCATGGTCCAGATGACAACGCTGCTCAGTCAATCAGCATCAGTTACTTGGCTGGCCGTAGTCCGTCTTCTGCAACTGCGGGGAATATTCGTACAGTCGTTCTGACTGACCGTAATCCCCTGGCACACACCTGGAAAGTTGGTCAGGTGGAATTGGCCCGTGGTACTCGAAAAGAAGTGAAGTACATCGGTTCTCTGCCATTCGGTCTTCAAATGAATGGTCCCCGTAACCGGTTGTCTTCTCTCCCTTATCGTGGCCCCATCATTGCGGGCTACCAGTCCGGAACCCCTTGGATCTCTGCTGGTAACAACGACAAGTTGGGTCACATGTTGGACTTCATGGATGAAGCTCAATCTCAATTCCATCTCCGTTCCCCAACTGGAATCTATGGACCATGGATGCACATCTACCTCCAAGCACTCTGGGACTGTGAACAGAATGGTCTTGTTGATTCCTGGGTGTGGGATGGTCCTGATGGTAACCCTGCATGGGATGGCTGGCAGTATCGTGCGTTCGATGGAATGTCCCGTACTTGGTATGAGGCAACTATTGCCAATAATGTGACGCCAGAAAACATGAACAAGATGAAGGTGATCTCCACCCGATTCTTGGATTGGCTCTACAACTGGTTCATGCAGAACTTGGATACTGACGGTGTACCGAATGACTGGCGTCCTGAGGGCTGGACTCAAGGAACACCATTGGCTCCAGAGCGTGGTCTTGAACCCAAGTTCACTTTCCCTGCTGCCCATGACATTGCCTTGGCACTGAAAGGCACTGTGTTCTGTACTCTTGCTGGGTACGATGGAATCAAGGGACGGTATGTGATTCACCGTTTGATGCGTGCATTGATTCCACTGCAAGTTGTTGATCCAGCAGAAGAATATGAAATGCGTGGAGCATTCACTCTTAACCCAACCGGTTTTGAAGTCTACGGTTTTGAGCAAGGTGAGATCTTGGAAGCACTGGCACTGTGTGTACAGCATCCAAATCTTATGCTCACATTACCGGCAGGCTAATTGCCATTAGCTACTCTTGGGGGGATTGAGCGATAATCCCCCCACAACACAAGTCATAGGACTGCTAGACATGACCGGAGAATCCCCTGAAGTGCAAATGGCTCGTCTCGAAGAACGGATGAAGACGGTACTCAATCGACTGGATGAGGCGAAAGAGGACCAGAAAAATCACCGTGAGTGGATGATCGGAATGAGCAAAACCCTGACTGATGTAGCCAACCGGCTTCAGGGGGTGGAGAACAACTTTGCTCGGGCTTCCCCGACCATTGAAGAATTCATCACCATCAAGCACAAAGTTGTAGGTGCAGGTGTGCTGGGAAAATGGGCTTGGGCCGCAGGTGCAGCAATCATCACCTTCGTCTACAGCGTGCGTGAATCAATCATCCTTTGGATCACCAAACAATGAAGATCGAACTCGTTCCCAATTGGAAACGGGCTTGGAAATTTGCCTCAGTACAGTTGCCTGTACTGGGGCTCATCCTCATGTCCATTTCTGATGTTGTCCAACAGGCATGGCAGCAACTACCTCAACAGGTTCAGCAAAACATGCCCCACTCATCCACCATTGCGATGGGAGTATTTGCCCTGAGTATCCTGGGTCGAATTCTCGTATTCACACAGAAGGAACCTGTAAATGCTGACTCCTAACAAGAAGGTTGTCGGTGGTACATCTGCTGTCATGGCCGCTGTCGTTGCAGCGGTCTTTGCTGTTGAAGGCGGATTCACCACCGACAAGAACGACCGAGGCAACTGGACTTCAGGTGTCGTAGGCCAGGGTGAACTGAAAGGGACCAACCATGGCATCAGTGCCATGTCCTACCCCAATCTGGACATCAAGAATCTGACTCAGGAACAGGCAACCGAGATCTATGTCCGGGACTACATCAAACAGCCCAAGTACGATCTGATCATCAACCTGTCACCGGCTGTCGGACAGAAGCTGGTCGATATGGGAGTCAACGTTGGCCCTGCCCGTTCTTCCACTTGGTTCCAGCAAAGCCTCAACTCCTTGAGTCGAGGTGGTACTGACTTTCCTCAAATTAATGTTGATGGTAAAGTCGGAACCAATACGGCCAACACCTATGCCAGTCTTCAGAAACGTCGGGGTAAGGTGCTGGCTTGTGAGTTGACGATCAAACTCTTGGATGCCCAGCAGGGTGTTCACTACATGAGCCTTACCAAGCTGAGCATCTATACCCCAGGTTGGGTGTCTCAACGGATAGGCAATGTGCCGCTGGAAAAGTGCAAAGAGGAAAAGTGACATGTTCGATCCAAAGGGAATTGCTATGGTCTCTGCTGCGGTGATTCTCTTTGGAGGTGGCCTGTACTTCACTGGCTACTCCAATGGTGAAACCCATGCCCGTCTTGAGACAGCACTTGAGGCTGAAGCCACAGCAAAGAAGGTCACCGATCTGCAACACGAACTCATGGCAGCATCTGCCACCCACAGTCGAGAGATGCAGGAGATCTACAATGACTATGCCCAGGAAAGTCAGAAGCATGCCTTGGCTCTGGATGCTATTTCTGTCGATGCCAATAACCGGTTGCAGCTCAGTAAAGCCCGAGCCGACGTATATCAACGTCAGGCCCGAAGTAGCTCCGCTGAACAAGAACGTCTTGCAAAGCATGCAGCCGAACTCGACCGAACTATTGAAGAAGGTCGATCTCTGGTTAGAGAACTCCGGGAAGCTGTTGGACAGCGTGATGCTGCCATCCGAGCATTAGGTAGTATGATTACCACCGACCGTAAACTGTTCTCTACGAGTAATTGAAATGACCACATCTGATACCGATCTGCTCTACAACAAGGATGGGCAGTACGCACCCAAGATTACTGACTGGGCCAAGGAACCTGATCTTAAAGATCTGAAGGCTGATGCTGAGGCTGCACGCCCAGCACAACAGATTCAGGTGTCCAAGATCCGTCGTTGGAATGACATCCTCAAGGCCACCGGCAAGTTTGCTGGACCCAATGTGAAAGGACGTTCCTCTGTTCAGCCCAAGCTGACCCGGCAGCAGGCCGAGTGGCGATATGCTGCATTGAGTGAACCCTTCCTCGGTTCCAACAAACTGTTCAACGTAAAGCCCGTCACCTTCGAGGACGACAACGGTGCCAAGCAGAACGAGTTGGTCCTGAACTGGCAATTCCGCACCAAGCTGAATCGGGTCAAGTTCATTGATGACTTGGTTCGATCCACTGTTGATGATGGTACTTCTATCGTCCGTGTGGGATGGAAGCGTAATGCCATCAAGATCTGGCAGGAAGTGCCAGTCTATGACCATTACCCAATCCAGGATGAGCAACAGCTTCAGATGTTCCAGCAAGCCATGCAGATGAAGGAAGAAGACATCCGTGGTTTCAACGAACAAGCTGACCCAGCACTGAAAGCTGCTCTGGAGTATTACGAGGAATCCGGTCAAGCCACCATTGCTGTGCAGACTGGTACTCAACGGGTTCAGGTCGAGAAGCTTCTGGAAAACAAACCGGAACTGACCATCCTCAACCCAACGAACGTGATCATCGACCCTTCGTGTGAAGGCGACATGGACAAGGCTCTGTTCGCCATCATCTCTTTCGAGACCTGCCAAGCAGACCTCAAGAAAGAGCCTGATCGTTACAAGAACCTCGAATACGTTTTGTGGGAATCAGCATCTCCGGCCACCACTGCCGACCATGCCACCAACACCCCCGACTCCTTCCAGTTCACCGACGAACTGCGGAAGAAGGTAGTGGCCTACGAATACTGGGGCTACAGCGATATCAAGGGTGATGGGACTTTGGTTCCGATTGTCTGCACTTGGATCGGCAATACCATGATCCGTTGTGAAGAGAACCCTTACCCGGACCAGAAGTTGCCCTTCGTTGTCATCCCTTATCTGCCGGTCAAACGTGACCTGTACGGTGAGCCAGATGCTGAAATGCTGGTGGACTTCCAGCAGATTCACGGTGCAATCACCCGTGGCATGGTGGACTTGCTCGGTCGTTCGGCCAACAGCCAGATTGGTTTTGCCAAGGGCATGTTGGACCCACTGAACCGGAAGCGGTTTGATTCGGGTGCGGATTACGAGTTCAACCCCAATGCCAACCCACAGAACAACCTGATCGAGCACAAGTTCCCTGAGCTTCCTCAGTCGGCCATGATGATGCTGAACATCCAGCAGAACCAAGCCGAGTCCATGACTGGTGTGAAGTCTTTCTCTGGCGGTGTGTCTGGTGAATCCTACGGCCAAGTGGCTGCTGGTATTCGTGGTGCACTCGATGCTGCATCCAAGCGTGAGATGGCAATCCTTCGCCGTATCGCCAAAGGCATGATGGAGATCGCCACCAAGATCACTGCCATGAACCAAGTGTTCATGTCTGAGAAAGAAGTGGTACGGGTCACCAACCAAGAGTTCGTGACTGTTCTGCGTGATGACCTTCAGGGCAACTTCGACTTGGAAGTGGATATCTCCACTGCCGAGGTGGATAACCAGAAGTCCCAGGATCTGGCATTCATGCTTCAGACCGTTGGTCCTAACACTGATCCTCAGATCATGATGACGATCCTGGCAGAGATTGCAGACCTGAAGCGTATGCCTGCATTGGCTCAGAAGCTTCGGATGTGGAAACCAACACCAGATCCAATCGTCGAGCAACTCAAGCAGCTTGAAGTGCAGAAGGCTCAAATGGAGATCCAGAAGCTTCAGTCTGAGATTGCTCTCAATGACGCCAAGGCCAAACAAGCTGGTGCTCAAGGTGACCTTGCTAACCTGGACTTTGTTGAACAGGAGACTGGTACTAAACACGCTCGTGATATGGCTCTACAAAAAGCTCAGTCGGAAGGTAACCAGAATCTTCAGGTCACCAAGGCTCTTACTCAACCAGTTAAAGAGGGTGAGAAGGCACCGAACATTAATGCTGCGGTTGGTTTTAACGCGATTAGTGATAAACTGAATCAAGCTAGCCAACCAATGAGTCCCAGTAGTATGATCGGTCGGGACTTAGCAGCACAGCAAGACAACTCGCGTAATCTGAATTCCAGTCGGTTCCAACCACAATTGGACCCGGCACTTAACCCAGCAATGAACCTCTAAAGGACCACTCAGCATGTCTGAAGTCACAGTTGAACAGTTTGAAAATCACCTCGATGGCTTGAAAGAAACCATCGAATTCCGTGACGCCGTACAACGTCTGGCGAAGAACCGGGATTTCGTCAAGGTAATCACCAACGGTTTCATGCTCCACGAAGCATCCCGTTATGTGCAAGCCTCCGGCGATCCGGCTCTTACTGCCGTCCAGCGTGCGGATGCTCTGGCCATTGCCCAGGCATCGGGTCACCTGAAGCGCTTTCTGTCGGTGTCGATCCAGATCGGCAACAAGGCTCAGGACGATATGCCTGAGCTGGAACGTCAGCTCGATCTGGCTCGTCGTGGTGTTGACGACGATGACGACTTCGGCCAGGAGTAATAGACCATGCCTCCAGTGGATTTCAACGTCTCTGACGAAGATTTCCTACAGCAAGAGCCTCCGGTAGTTGATCCAACCGATCAACTGTCGCAGGCCGAACTTGATGCACAAGTTCGCTTGCAGCAGGAAAAAGATGATGCTGAAGCAGCCGCCAATCTGGCTGCTGCTAATCCAGCTCCAATCCCACAGCCCGGCGATGCCGACTACGTGGAACCAACTGAACCTGTACTGAAGTCCGGCGATGAAGGTTATGTAGAACCTGCTGCTGTGCTGAAGGAAGGTGACGAAGGTTATGTCTCTCCTGCCCCTGCTCCAGCAGTGGTCGAAAAAACTCCTGAAGAGCTGGCTGCTGATAAAGAAGCCGCTGCCCAAGCTGCATTGGGTACTCCGCCTCCTGCTATCGATTACGAGGCTGCCTTCAAGAACATGATGAAACCTCTCCGTGCAAACGGCAAGGACATCGAACTTCGTGACCCGGAAGAGCTGATCAAGTTGGCTCAACAGGGTGCGAATTTCACCCAGAAAATGCAACAACTCGCTCCGCACCGTAAGGCGCTGATGATGTTGCAGAACAACGGCATTGATGAATCCCGGCTCTCTTTCCTGATCGACCTGGACAAGAAGAACCCCGAGGCTATCAAGCAGTTGATCAAAGACGCCGGGATCAATCCTCTGGATATTGATCCCGATGTAGCTCCTGCATACCAGTCGGGCAATCACCGTGTAAGTGATGAAGAAGCCAACTTCCAATCAGCTCTGGACAACATGACCAGTTCTGATGAAGGACGGGCCACTCTGCAAGTCATCAACTCTACCTGGGATCAGGCCAGTAAGGACATGCTCTGGAAGAACCCCGAGATCATGAGCATCATGCACGAGGCTAAACAGTCTGGTGTATATGACGTGATCGCTACAGAAGTTGAACGTCGTCGGATTCTCGGCCAACTTCCAGTTGGTATGAGTTTCGTCCAGGCGTACAAAACTGTAGGGGATCAGATGGTTGCAGAAAAACCTGCTCCCGTTCAAACTGCCCCCGTCCCGGTGGCGACTCGTGTGGCTGCTCCAAAGCCCGACGCGAATAACGCTAAGGCCCAAGCTGCTGCTGCAACTCGCACCACGCAGCGTCAAGCGAAGGTTCTCGTTAATCCATTGGCAATGTCCGATGACGAGTTCCTCAAGCAATTCCAAAATCGCCTCTAAGGGTATATCGCTATGCTGAACTACAACGCTCCAAAAGAAGGCCAGAAGTCGTCCATTGACGGTGCTGGCTCCGATCAGATGAACACCTTCTTCTGGATCAAGAAAGCTTTGATCGAGGCCCGGAAGGAACAGTTCTTCATGCCGCTGTCTTCGACCATGAACTTGCCGAAGCACTTCGGTAAAGCCGTGAAGGTGTACGAGTACATCCCACTGCTCGACGACCGCAACATCAACGACCAGGGTATCGACGCCAACGGTGCAACCATCGCCAACGGTAACCTCTATGGTTCCAGCCGTGACGTGGGCACCATCACCGGCAAGTTGCCAGTCCTGACCGAGAACGGTGGCCGCGTTAACCGCGTAGGCTTCACTCGTATCGAGCGTGAAGGTTCCATCCACAAGTTCGGCTTCTTCACCGAGTTCACTGCCGAGTCCCTGGACTTCGACAGCGACGACATGCTCAAGGAACACCTGAGCCGTGAGCTGATGAACGGTGCCGTTCAACTGACCGAAGCCGTCCTGCAACGTGACCTGCTGGCTGCTGCTGGTACTGTCCTGTATGCCGGTGCTGCAACCAGCGATGCCACCATCACTGGTGAGATCACTCCTGCTTCCGGTCAGGTGCCTGAAATCCCTGCGTCGAAGGTCAGCTACAAGAACTTCCAACGCCTGGACATCATCCTCACCGACAACCGCACTCCGAAGCAGACCAAGATCATCTCCGGTTCGCGGAACATCGACACCAAGGTGATCGGTAACGGTCGTGTGGCCTACATCGGTTCGGCCCTGCTGCCGGAACTGCAAGCCATGAAAGACCTGTTCGGCAACAAGGCGTTCATCGAGCCTCAGCACTACGCTGACGCTGGCAACCTGATGAACGGTGAAGTTGGTGCCTGCGGTGCCTTCCGCTTCATCCAAGTGCCGGAAATGCTGCACTGGACTGGTGCCGGTGCCGCCGTTACCAACAACCCTGGCTATCACAGCTCCATGAAGAATGGCACTGAGCGCTACGACGTGTTCCCAATCCTGGTTATCGGCGACGACAGCTTCCAGAACATCGGTTTCCAGACTGATGGCAAGACTGTGAAGTTCACCGTCCTGACCAAGATGCCCGGCGAAGCAACTGCCGACCGCAACGACCCGTTCGGTGAAACCGGCTTCAGCTCGATCAAGTGGTACTACGGTATCCTGATCAAGCGGCCTGAACGTATCGCACTGATCAAGTGCGTTGCACCGATCTAACCGAACACCTCGGGGGGAATGAATGTTCCCCCCTTGGTTCCAACACTCCTTATCGGAACTGAAACCATGACCAACCCGAATGCAAACCCTCTGGAACAAGACGACGATCTTCCTTCGAAGTCGGAGCTGGAGGTTCTGAAAGAGATGGCCACCATGATGGGCATCAACTTCTCCAACAACATCGGCGTCGAATCGCTCAAGCAGCGGATCGAGGAAAAGCGAGCATCCCTCAATGCCCAATCCAACACCGAAGACCAAACCGACACGACCCAAGTCAACCCCCTGGCTCATGCTGATCCTTCGGTAGTCTCGGAAAAGCCGCTCAGCCTCCGCCAGTACATGATGCAGGAACAGACCCGTTTGGTTCGCCTGCGTATCACCAACATGGACCCGAAGAAGGCCGACCTCCAAGGCGAGATCCTGACTGTCGCCAACGAATACCTGGGCACCATCCGTAAGTTCGTACCCTTCGGCGAAGCCACGGACAACGGTTACCATGTACCGTACTGCCTGTATGAGCTGCTGAAGAACCGTGAGTTTCTTCAGATCAAGACCTTCAAGAAGCCCGGTGGCCGTATCGAAACCAAGACCCAGTACGTTCGTGAGTTCGCACTGGAAATCCTGCCGGACCTGACTGAGAAAGAGCTGGCTCAGCTCAAAACTACCCAAGCAGCTCGCGGCGATGTGGATTAATATCTAATCCCAGCGAATCAAAGAACGGCTCGTTAATACGGGCCGTTTTTCATTGAACCAAAGAGAGGATTCACTCATGGGTTGCGGAGCTGATACAGAAGCTAATGCCCTCATCACTTCCCTTACGGCTGGGGAAGACTTCACCATTCCCAAGCCTGATCTGTCTGGGGACGAATTCAAGTTTCCCTACGATCCGAACAGTCCTCTGTACAAAGGGCTGAAGCCACTGACCAACGAGGATGTGACCACTCGTGTCATTGATGGCACTGGCTCGTTCGATTCGTTCATGTCTGGCTTCAATGTCCATCTCTGGAATGAGTACGATAAAGGCCGTATCACTGGTGCCGAATACACCAAGGCTTACGTTGCTCTGGCTGAATCGGCTATGTCCCAGGGTGTTCAGTTCCTGCTCGGTAAAGACCAAGCTTTCTGGCAAGGCCAGCAAGCACAGATCCAGGCATTCACTGCACGGGTCCAACTAGAAACAGCCAAGGTGGCTCTTGCCAGCGAACAGCTTCAAGTCGCGAACCAAAAGGCTAACTATGCCTTGACCAAGTTGAAGCTTGCTTCTGAGTCTGTCACCTACTGCACTGCCCAATACAATCTGGACAATATGCTGCCCCAGCAATTGGCGAATCTGCGGATTCAGGCCAAGCTGTTGTCGGAACAGATGGAAGCACAACGTGCACAGACCTCTGACTCCCGCTCGGATAACCTCCCTGTCTTGGGTCTGATCGGCCAGCAGAAGAAGCTTTATGCCCAGCAGGTCACCAGCTACCAACGTGACTCTGAGGTGAAAGCATCGAAGTTGTTCACTGATGCATGGATCACCATGAAGACCATCGATGAAGGCTTGAACCCACCGAACGGTTTCACCAACGCCAGCTTGGACACCATCCTGCTGCAACTGAAAGCAAACAACGGGTTGGGTTAAGTCATGGGATGGGAGATGGTTCGATCCTCAAATATGTACAACCTTGCCGGTGAGAACGTAAAGCGGATCAATTATCTGCCTACCGTGATTGCTGGTAAGGTCATTGGTAATCCCAATGCTTCGATGGGGGAAGTGATCACCAATGCCACTCTTCAAGGCCAGGGTCTGAAGTATCGTCGCTTCGGTACATGGTGCCGTGAGACTGGTTATGCAGCATGGACCGGTATCTCCAGCACTCAGTTGAATACCGGTGGTGCCGTCGATCCAGCTCTCATCCTCCCCCACATTGATCATCCCGTTGGTTCGGATGTGTTCATCTCCGATGCTCGAATTGGTGCTGCCGACTTCACCTTCTGGGTGAACAGTTGGTTGCTTGCCAATCATCCTGAATCTTTCAATAAGGAGTACGGGGTTACCTTCAATGAGCAAACTTTCGAGGCCACCATTCTGTTCAAGGATGGGACCTCTTACACATTCCCTCTGTCCGACTACGACATGACAGGCACGTATCTCTATGTGACCTACACCGTCGTCGGAAAGAACACTGTCGAGCCGATTATCCCTGGCACTTTGGTTCAGGTTGCTGGTCCTGCTGATTACCCTTCAACTGTTGGTTGGCAATCCAATGGTGCAACTAGTGGACCCAAGACGGTCAACCTCAATACGCACCAACTGATCCAAGTGACCTACAGTGATAATCGTCCACCCGAGACAAGCACTCGGGATGTTCCGTATACCCAGCAGATCACTGAAACAGATGCTGAGTATGAGAAGACTGAGTACATCGGGGGTAACCCTTCAGGCTCTGAGATCAATAGTCTCCGAAGCATCATGCATCAGCTCCACACCAATGTGATTGATGAGACTCAGGAAGTTCGTTCTCAGGATGAAACTCTTCCTGGTGGTGTGGTGAAAACCACAAAGACAACAACCACTTACCAAGCAATCCGCATGGTGTATGGCTACCGGATCGATACTCAGATCATCACCAACCGGAAGTATTCGAATCTTCAGTACCTCATCTACAAGAAGGGTTCTGGTAATGCTGCTCTGGATGCAATCTTCACCACTGGCAAAGTGGATGAAGGGGTGATTCCCCCTATTGCTTTCAAGACCCGTGACATCGTGAATGGCCGTGTTCCCCTTGATATCTGGGGCTATTTGCCTTTGCGACAGGGTGCCTGGGAACAATGGATGCCACCTGAAGATACTCGACTCACAGTTCAATCTAGTGCTGCATTCAAGAAGGCATTCGACAAGGACTACCGTGAGCAAGTCACGAAGATGTATAACGACACTCGTATCAGTGGTTCTCCTTGGCCGGTGACCATCTTCACAGTGTTTGGTGTTCCCTTTAACTCGCCGGATAAAGCCAGCAAGAAGTACATCTATCGATTCTTCCAGTCGATCATTCAACAGGGTGGAACTGGCGGTAACCAGCAGCAATGGCAACTGGCCTGGAACCAAGCTGATATCAGTCAGCGTAACTGGTTGCTTTGGCGTGATGCCCAGGCTGATCCAATGAATCCTCTCTACGGTAAACCTGAGCCTGCTCGTTTGCCTTACCCAGTAGTGCCTAACAACTCAATGGATATCCGTGCACCGAATATCCAGTATTCGGTCAGTGTGAACTGGTCTGCATTGAGTGAGGCCACCGGTACTGGTAAAGGTTTCCCTGGTGCCCGACTCAATGATGTGAAGTTTGAGATTGGCTCTACCACCAACTATGAAGAACTGATCATCTCTGGTGGTCTTACCTCATGGCGTCCTGGGTCAAGTTCCCTCATCACCATGACTTGGCAGTATGAAGAGAACAAGTGGCGAAGCATCGGTGTCTGGAACCTTCAGCACGTCAACACGATCTCTCCAGGCAACCTGATCATTACCACTGGCATCGAAGCACTGAATACTGCTGCTGAAAGCAAGTTCCTTGTTCCAGCACACATCGGTGTTCTTCGGAGTCTTCCGATCCGTGATGCGAACCAAATGGCTCAGTCCTTCTCGTACATGGTGATGAACTATGCCTATGAGATCCAAAAGGAAAATGGCTGGGGTATCTTCAAGATCGTGACGATCATTCAGATCATCGTCTTCTCGATCATCACTGCGGGTGCAGGCTCGGGAGCATCTGTTGGTCTCCTTGGTTCCGCTGCTGGGGTTGGTGCTGCTCTCGGATTCACAGGTACGATAGCCATCATCGTTGGTTCCATTGCCAATGCTGTTGCAGCAATGCTCTTGTCCCAACTGATCATGGCCGGTTCGACTGCTCTTTTCGGTGAACAGATCGGGGCAATCATCGGCACCATCCTGTCGATCATGGCTGTGAGTTATGGCACTGCTTACTCTAATGGCACATCGACTGCATCGTTCAACGTGAGTGATGTCTTCACTGCCGAGAACATGATGAAGCTGTCTGTTGCTGCTGGTCAGGGCTATGCCGGTGTCATCAACAAGGACACAGCAGAGTACATTCAGCAGACTCAAGAGTTGCTGGAACAGTACAATACCGAGTCCCTTGCTATCAGTGAGGCATGGAAACAGAACCTGGGAGGTGGTCTTGTGAACCTCGACCCATCCTTCTTGGTAGACGTAGCTCGACCGAACCCATTTGCTATGGAGTCGTCGAACACCTTTTTAAGTCGTACACTGACGGTAGGTAGTGACATCGCTGATATGACCAATGGCATAGTCACCAACTTTGCAGCAATGACGATCAACACACAGCTTCCGAGCTGAACAGGAGGGGTTATGGCCCTGAGTATTGATGACATCATGTCGAGCCTTTCCGGCCTCATCGGTGGTGGCAATAACGGTGCAACCGCTTATGCCGCCCCTGATTCTGGATGGTCCCCGACTCAATCCCAACTTCCATCCTTTGGTTCCCTGGCTGGCAATAGCTTTGGTCAGCCCAAGGCCCCTGCATCGGGTAACTTCGGTGGGACCGGTTTCGGTCTGAATACCGAAACTGCTCAGTTGGGTCTGAGTGGTTTGCAGTCCCTGGCTGGTATCTTCAACTCGCTTCAAGCCAACAAGTTGGCGAAGGATCAGTTCAATTTCACCAAGGACATCACGAACACCAACTTGAACAACCAGATCAAGTCGTATAACACGTCTCTGGCTGATCGGATCAACTCTCGTACGTTCACGCAGAACCAAGACCAGTCTGTGGCTCAGGACTACTTGGACAAGAACCGCCTGTCGCGGTAAGAGGACACAACCATGGCCGCTTTGACTTGGCGTAATGTGGATGCCCCTGACTTCCGGGGCTCCCTGGATGCCTACCGCCAGTCCAGCCAAATGCTGAACCAAGCATTGGGTGGGGCTTCGGATGCCTTGGGCAAATTCGATAATGCCCAGAACCAAGGGGCAAACCAGCAAGTGATGCTGGAAGCCCTGAAATACAATGACCCCAAGGCGTATCAGGATGCCTTGGCCTCCGGCTCGTTGACTGCTGGTGTCGATCCCCGCCGACTCTCGACCGCTACCATTCAGGGTCTTGGTTCCCGTAGCGGTGATCTCCTGAACCAAGCGGTTACCGGTCAGCGTCTCCAGTCTGCCCAGTATGGTCAGAACCGGACTGAGCAACTGAACAGTGCTACCGACAATGCTCGTGAAGCAATCGGTGCAATGACGGCTGCTGCTGCTTCGGGTGATCCTGCTCAGGTGGCTGCTGCACGGCAACAGTACGGTCCGATCCTGGCTCAACTCCAGGGTGATCAGCAGATCGGTTTGGCGAAGGATGCTCAGAGTCTGCAAAGCGGATTCCTGGGTAACCAATCCAAGGCCTTCAACAACATGACCACCCAGCGTGATGACGCTGAGACTCGTGCTGCTCAGGCTGCATTCACCGATGTGCTGCGTCGTTCGGCCAGCCCTGATGATGCCCGTTCGATTCTGGAATCTCAGAATTACGATCCGGCTGTTCGAGCGAAGCTGAATAACATGATCCAGGCTCAGTTCCCTGGGACCTATGGTTCCCTCAGTTCTGGCTCTGGTGGTGGCATTGCCCCATCTGCACCGGGTACTCATGGGACCAAAGCTGGTAGTGCCTATGATGCGACGGTTGGTTTCCAAGCGACTCCAACTCCGATCTCTGGCATGACCATGGGCCAAGCAGTGGACTTCGGTGAGAAGTCTCTTATCCCTGCTACTCGTGGCCGGGCTGATCTTGGTCTTCCTCCTGATCTTGGTTCCAGTGCCATGGGTCCATTTCAAATCACCGCATCCACCATGAAGGACTTGGGTCCGAAGGTGTTCGGTGATAAGTGGAAGGACACCCCGATGACTCCTGAGAATCAGGACAAACTGGGCAAAGAGTTGTTCGACCAGCGTAAAGGCGGTGACCTTTCCAAGACCTGGACTTCCCTGCCTGATGCAGCACCGGGGGCTTACAAGAACAAGTCCTGGGATGAGATGCGTAATATCATCGCTCAAGGCGAAGTTGGTGCCACTCTTGATCCAATCCCTAAAGGGGCTACTGAACGTGCTGTTGCTGAAACCACTTCTCGCTTCATGCAGAACACTGGCATGGGCGGTGCTGCTGCGGATATTGCCAAGAACGTTGGTGATACTCGTCCGCAGGGTCAGATCGTCAATGACTTGACCAAGGAAGGTGGTTCGTTTGCTGGTGCTGACAAAGGTCTGGTGACTGAGGCCATCAACCGTGTCATGCAGGATGGTCAAGTCAACGCTGCACAAGCTGGTGCCATTCTGGAACGTAACCCTGAACGTGCTACCTGGGCCTCGGCTATTCGTGGTTATCTCGGTGGCCGTGACACTACCCGTAACTTGGGTGGTGATATCCGCATCAATGATGCTGGTGTGCAGGCCGAGATTCAGTCCCAGCGTCAAGGTAACACTGTAGACAAAATGCTGGCTCAGGCTACTACCGGTGCCCAGGTTCAAGCATTGCAGTCTGCCCAGCAAACCTTCACTGCTGCACAGAACCAATACAATGCTGCTGCTGCTCGGGCAGAAACTCAACCAGGCCTGCGGGCTCAACTCCCTCGCTACAAAGCAGCGATGGATGAAGCACAGAAGGCACTGGAACTTCAGTTGGAAAGTCAGCGTACTGAGCCGAACTTTCAAGCTCGGCGTATTGCCCGACCACCAACTCCGGCTGAACAGGCGAAGGTAGCTGCTGCTGATCCTCAGGCATTGGCTAACGCTTTCCCTCGCTATATCCCAGATCAGCTCCTACAAGACTGATTCTTGGGTATACAATGAGACCTCGCTTCGGCGGGGTTTTCTTGTTCCAGGCGATAACGTATAGTCTTCCTCAAACTTAATCTGCAAACAGGGTCCAGACCAATGGCTGATATCAACTCTATGCTTTCCAAAGCAGCCCAACCTAATGCCATGCTGCCTGGGCCTGAAGAGGATTATGCTCTGCTCGCTGCACAGCAGCCTGCACCTACCCCAGCTCCGGTTGCCCCACAACCAGCCGGTTCCATTCTTGCCGACAATGGTGTGAACCCATGGAACCCTCCGGCCACTGTACCGACTCCTTCCATGTTGCCTACTTTGTCTCAGGACAAGATGGCTGCGGTTACTGCTGCATCCACTGACAAGAAAGCCCAAATGGCTACCCCTTATCAGATGGCTGCTGGTGGTCCAACTGGTTCCGGCACTCAGAACATGTCCGACTATGAAGCGGATCTCCGCTACATGGACGCATCGAACCTGACCAAGAAGTATGGCAGCCAAGCAACTTCGATGTTGCTGGATCGTGTCGCTGGTCAGTTCGAATACCAAGCTGATGCCTCTGTTCCCAACCGTCTCGGCAGTGATGTCACTTATGACTCCCTGTCTTCTGGTCTGTCTGGTCTGGGTAATGCCCTGGGTGGTATTGCTGCTCTTGGTACTGGTGTTGTTTCTAACACGGGTGGTGCCACTATCGCCAAGGCACTGGGTGATGCAACTGAATGGGTACAGGGTACTCAATCCCCTGAACTCCAAGCAGCACGCCGAGTGATGGAAGCGAAGAACTTCCTTGACTCCCGTGATACTCAAATCGAATTCGAAAAAAACAAGAAGACTGATGGCGAGTTCGTTGCCAGTCTCAAACGTGTCGGCCATGAAGTGGTCAACACTCTGGACAATGCCACCGATAACTCCGCTACCGTTATGGACGGTATCTCTCAGGCACTTGGTTCCCTCTTTGCAGTGGGTCCAATTTCCAAGGGTATCGCTGCCCTCGTACCTCAATCCACCAAGGCTGGTGTAGGTTTGGCTGCTGCCATTGATGCAGCCTCCGGTTCCAAGTCTGCTGCTCGTGTCCTGGCCGCTGCCGGTGAGCATGCTCCTGTCCTTGGTTCCATCGCTGCAATTGAAGGTGGTGGTGCTTACCAGCAAGTCACTGCTGACATCATGGGCCGTGACCACCAGAAACTTCTGGATGAGTCCCCGATGTACAAGGAGTTGATTGATCAGGGCATGAGCCAAGAGGATGCCAAAGCTACCGTTGCCAACCGCACTGGTAAGCTGGCTGCTGCTATCACTGCACCTCTCGCTGCTGCCACCGGTACTCTGGTGAGCAAGTTCGAAGGTTCTCCATTTGCTGCCAAGTCTCTGACCCAAGTGGTAGGCAACATCCTCAAGGAACCAATCGAAGAAGGTATCCAGGGCGGTACTTCTCAGATCGCTCAGAACTATGCCGAACAGCAATATGCTGACCAAACCAAGGCTCTCTCTGAGGGTGTTGGTCGTCAGGTTGCTGAAGGTGCCCTCTATGGTCTGGGTATGACTGCTGTCACTCAGGCCCCTGTCGGTGCTGCCAAGGTTGTGGGTGCTGCTGCACCAATCGTTGGTCGTGCAACTCTGGCTACTGCTGCCAAAGTGGGTGACTCCCTGGCTGCCCGTGCTGATGCACTTCAAGCCAAGAATGAGGCTGCCAGCCCAGTAGCTGATGCCACCATCCTCAAGGCTGCCACTGAAGCACAGACCACTGCACCTCAAGCTGCTGCAACTCTACAAGAAGCTGTTCAAGCTCTGCCTGCTGAGAAGCAACCGGCTGCACAGACCTATGTCGATAAGCTGATGACTGCATCAAACTTCGACCCAGCCGAAGTATCTGCTTCCTTGGCTCCAGCTCTTGAAGGTTCGACCAACCGTGTTGATGCCATCCAGCGTCTGGCGAAGATGGTTGCTGATGCTCCAGAAGGTAGCCGTGAGCAACTGACCGCTGGCCTGAACATGTATGACCTGCTGGCTCCATTCGCCAAGATCGTGGATAGCGATCCTTCGGCCATTGATGCCATCCCTGCTAATCACCCAGCTTCGAACATCATTAAGGAATACGATGCTCTGATGGCTAACGTCCAGAACACCCCATCGGTGTTGAAGGCGTTGGGCACCATCCAAGAGATCGTCGCCAAGCAAGCTCAGGCTCCGGTTGATGTTACCAATCCTGAAGATGTGCGGAATGCTGCTACTGTTGCTGAGATGGCACCGGACAAGGCGAATCTGGATAACAACGAGAAGATTCTGTATCAGGCTTCCCAGGGTAACCTTCAGATTACCCCTGAACAGAAAGCTGCTCTGCAAACCTCAGTGGCTATCCTTCGTGCGGCTAAAGCTGCCGATGAAGAAGCCGTCCGGCTTGGTGACCAATCCAAGGCGGCACAGGTATCCCGTAACGTTCGCACGGAGGAAGGCGAGAAAGGGAAATCGGCGTTGCAGTACGCCCAGGGTGTCATGTCCGCATGGAAGGCGGGTAACACTGATCTCGCAACTGATCGTCTCGGGGCGATGAAGGATTTCGTCCAGCACATGGACAACAAGGTCGCTGCCCTTAATACGCATTTTGCTGGTGGGGACCCGAAGGCAAATGCTGTCACCTACCAAGCACTTGCCCCGAACGGTGAGTGGTTCGACTCCAAAAAGGGATTGAGCGTCAACCCGACGAAAGAGGGATCGGTAAAGTTTGCACAAACTGTTGCCATGGAAGCCAAGATGTTGGCCGATGTTTACAACGGGTTGGCTGATGCTTTTCCAGATCTGGGCGCTAAACATTTTGATGTTACCTCGTTGGATTCCAAGCTGAATATTCCAGCAAATCAGGTAGTTGCAGCATCCTCCCCTGTTGCCGAAACTCCTGCGATTAAGCCGGAGTCTACCGTGGCTAAGCCTTCGGCTCCAGCCGCTCCTGTCAAGGTTGTGACACCTGCCCCAGTTGAAAAAGTTCCTGCTCCTGCTGCAAAAGTGGAGAAAGCACCCGTTAAGGAGACTGTAGCTGAGCCAGTGAAGACCGGGACTGCTGCTGCATTTCCGCAACTGACAACCGTTACATTTGCTGAGACATTCAAGCTGCCGACTGAGCAACTGACTCATACCATTGGTTCCGAAGCTCCGATGGACTTCGTGTCGAATGTGCTGAAGTCTCAGACTAATCTGGTGAACTTGGTTGGTAACGCCAAGAAGCAACTGACCCCTGAGATCTCCAAGGCATATGCTGCCCACCTCGATATGGGCCGTAACCTGACCGACACCATGCAATCCAACCTCTCCAAGTTCCTGGGTGAGAACAAGTTGGGTGAACGCTTCGCTGCCGGTGAGGAAGTGAACCGCTTCGTTGCAGCCAAGGCCCTGAACATCACCGAGACTGTGGATGGTGAAGTGGTCTATAACCAAGAGTTGGTTGAAGGTGCTGCACTGGCTGGTCTGCAATGGATCATCACTGCTGACAGCATGGGTTCGAAACTGGATGAGAAGGATGTGGCCGGTATCCTGGGTATCGACGCTGACTTGGTTACCCCAGCTCAACTGGTTGACATGAATGAAGGCCAGTCTGTTGTCGAAGCCAAACGCAATTTGGCTCAAAAGATCCGCAACTACTGGGGCGTCAAGTCTGACAGCAAAGCTCAGATCGGTAACACCGAAGGTATCCCTGAGTCGGTTGCTGCTGAACTGATGCGTGCTCTGGAATCTGAAGGCTTGATCCAAACGAAGACTCTGTACTTCACTGCTGATGGCCAACTGGTATCCGGTGAGAAACCGAAAGGTGTGGTCAAAACCATTGATCGGATCATCCCATCCAAGCTGTCCGAGGAATCTCCAATCCGTGCCTTCCCTACTGCCATCGAGATGGCTGTGATGAAGACCCCGGAAGAGACTTCCTACATCGGCTCTGGTCAGAAGATTCCTGTCGCTGACACGCAGATGCGTAACCCTTTGGTTCAGAACACTGCCCAGCAGAAGGCAGCCATTGAGGCTGAGCAATCTACCCCTTACTACATCCAGCCTCGTATGTCTGGCCTGTACGCAGCTCTGGGTGTGGACAACCTGATCCGCATGTTCGGTGTTCCTGATGCCGACGAAAAGACCATGAACATCAACCACTTCAAGTCGGTTGAAGGCAAGAACCGTTCGATCATCGACGGCTTCAGCCACCTGATGGGCCAGATTCAGCAAGTCTCCAACGTGGGTGATGCTGAAGGTACTGCTTTGGATCAGACTCCACTGTTCTACCCACACAACATGTCCCGTGTTGGTCGGATGCAGATGATCGGCAAGTACAGCCCACAGGCCAATAAAATGGTCCGGGAGGCAATCTTGCCTACTCGTTCCACTCTGGACCTGACCAACAAGACGGGCACCGACTACAACAACTTCATGCTGGGCATTGCCCAAGCACTGGGTGTCAAAGTCCACAAGATGACCATGGCTGATTCCCGTGCCAAGGCTGAAGCTTTGCTGACTGGTCCACTGAGCCAATCGGTGGATAACCTGCGTGCATGGCAGAAGGGCTTCAATGCTGACAACGTTCTGTCTGCTGCTGACTCGATTGCTCCGACCACTGTGGGTAACCTGATCCAGAACTTCAAAGGTATCGGTCTGACTCCGATGGCGCTGCATGCTGTGATGGAATACTCCCGCATGTTGGATCATCCAGGTAAGGACTTCACGACCAGCATCTATGTCGAAGCTGATGGCATGACCAACGGCCCAATGAATGCCATGGCTATGTTCACCACCGGTGAGTTCTCTTCTTCTCAGATCACCAACATGGCGAAGGGTGGCTTCTATGTGAACCGTCCAGACATGACGGCGAACGAATACAACTCGACCCAGGACAAGAAGGATCTCTATCAGGCCACTACCGATAGCCTTCGTGAACTGATGCGGAACCAACAGGCAAACTTCCAGGCCAACAACCCTGCTGCCAATACCCAGCTCAACCATCTGTTCAACCTGATGGAAGAGTTCCTGGGTGGTCAACTATCGGTGAGTGAGACTGGGGACTTGGTTCTGGATCGTGGTGTTGCGAAGAATCCATTGACCATCACCCTTTATGGTGCAGGTGCTGGTGGTATCGCTGCCAAGATCGTCAAGCAAATGACTGACTCGATCTACGAGCGTCTGAGCCAAGTGGCCCAAACCAAGGCTGATTCCAAGAACTGGGCAGATGCCATGTTCGGTCCTCAGTCGGCTACCCCTGAAGAAGCCAAGGCCAAGCTGACTAAGTTCTCTCAGGCTCTGGCTGCACTGGGTACTCAGAAGGCTCGTTTGGATCAGAAGGGTAATGTCGTCATCGAGAAAGCTGATGCTGGCAAACCTCGTACTGAATTCGATCCGATCAAGTTCACGATCACCCCAGAAGAGTTCAAGAACATGCAGTCCAACGTACTGGCCCTGTTCGTTGGCCCAATGCGTGAGGCAATCACCGAAGTGGTGGGCAAGCCTCTGCTGGATACTGCTGACCTGCTGCGTAAAGCAACTCAGGTCCAGTCGATCTACCTCGAAGCTGCTTTCCGTACCGAGATCGAGAATGCCCTGGCCGAGAAAGCCAAGGACCCGACTTGGAAGAAAGGTGACTTCCTGACCCAATCGGAACTGAATGACATCTACAAGAAACTCGATCACTTGGCTCCGATGATCAAAACACCAAACCAGACATTTTATGTGGCTGGTTCTCAGACCTCTGACCTGAATCTCACTGAGTTCGGTCGGGCGTTTGATGGTGCATTCCGCACTCCGGCCTACGTGTATGGCCCTGCAAACTCTGGCGTATCTGGCATCCCTTACCTGAACATCGGTGCGGGTGACGCAAACATGATGCAGATCATTGCTTCCAAGGAAGACGCAGTGAAAGGCACCTTGAAGATCTTCGACGGTATGAACATGCCGTTGGACCAGATGCACGAGGGTTCCTTGCAGGCCAACGAAGCTGTGTGGCAGACCTGGACAGCAAATCCCCTGCAAGCAGTATCCGAGAGCTACAGCCAGTTCATGGCTAATGCCAACTTGGATATCAGCGAATCAGGCAAGGAAATGCTGGTACAGGCTCTGTTTCCGCCGAAGATGTGGAAAGAGGATGTCCCTATGGAAGACATCCGCTATGCCATGGAGGCAATGACAGGCCAACTGACTACTGCCGTCGAGCAGATCGAAGCCCGTCACAACGTGATGAACATGGTGAATGTGTCCGTCGATCAGATGGCTGCCGTAGGTGTGCCGTACACACGCCCAGGTAAGGTCCAATTGAATGGCACTGATCCAGCATCCATTGCTGCACAGATGAACACCCTGTATGCCCAAGAGTTGGCAAAGATCCAGCAAGCCGGTAAGACCGTCGAGTCTGTCGGACCTGAGATCGAAGCCTTGGCTACCAAGCACAGCACGGGTGTTTCCTTGCTGAACTCTGCTGACTTGGCGAACCTTGCCCAAGCTACTCGTATGTCGAAAGACCAAGCCGATGTTCTGAATCAGATCACGAAGTCTCTCGCCGCTAAGGAGTACATGGTTGTCTTTGGTTCCGCTGAGCAAGTAGGTCAGTTCCAGCAGGAAAATGGCTTCACCGCCCCAGCCCAGTTGCCGTCTGGTGAGATTGGTGGTTACACAGTCCCGGCTGATCGGTTGGTCTACTTGATCAATCCTTCCTCTGAGACTCTGGTCCACGAGTTGATCCATGCTGCAACGTTCAGCAACGTGGAAGCACACTACTCCGGTGATGCTGCTTTCGCTCGCCAGAACCCACAGGCTGTTGCTGCCATCAAACGTAGTGAAGCCCTGATGAACCAATTCCTTGAGCTGGATCTCACTCAGGTGAGTCCAGCCATGGTTGAGGCTTATGACAACGCTACTTCGGTGATCAACGATCACCTGCTTAACGGGAACAAGGCCGAAGCTCTTAACGAGTTCATGGCATGGGCACTTTCCAATCGCCAACTGCAAGACCTGACCAAGCGAACCAAAGCCACGAAACTGGCCCAGATCGCTCAGGGTGTGTGGGAAGCGATCAAGTCGATGTTCTTCCGCAATCGTGAGGCACCGAGCAAAGGGACTGACATGTTCAGCAACCTGATGTTCAACACTGCCATGCTGATGCAGCGTCAGCCATCGACTGGTGCTCGTTACCAGGAATCGGTTCTGTTCCAGAATTCCCAGTACGGTAACAATGACCGTTTGGTTCAAGTAGCTGAGACGTATGGCAAGACCATCGCTCAGTACCTGGGCAAGCCACCAACTCAAGGCCAGATTCTTCCATCTGCTGGTGTGCAACAAGCACTGATGAAGTCCTATCAAGTGGGCCAGTTGTTCATGTCCCACGGCTTCAACATGGATGCCCAGCAAGCTTCAGCCTTCAACCACATCGTCACTGCCCTGGCTACTGAGGCACACATCGACCCGAACTCGATGATGGCAGCCCAGCAGTTGTACTCCCACGTCACCAAGAATCTGACCGTTGAGTCGTTCATGACTGACCCTGAGAGCACCAATCCTGCTGATCGCTACTACGCCCAGGAGAAGTTCAACGTCATCATGGGTCGTTACGGTGCAGTCAATGACTTGTCTGGCCGTTCGACTCTGATGCCTTCCTTCTTGGCTCTGGCTACTGTCGATGACGGTTTCCGCAAGATCCTGTCTGAGATGGACCTGCCCAAGACTTCCAAGAATGAAGCCAAGACTTTGGATGCACTCTTGGAGAACACCGGCAATGCAGTGATGGACAAGCTGTCGGCTCGTATGGCTGGGACCCAAAAGGCAACCAATGTGCAGCAAGCAATTGATGCCCTGCACAGCCAAGTTGCTGATTTGGTTCAGAATCGTGAGACCTTCATCGACCAGATGGCTTCGAAGTCTGGTGGTCTGGTTGATCGTGCCAATGAGATCGTGGTTGATGGTTTGACCACCCTCTCCAACGCTGCTATGGCTACTGCAACTCGTGTGCAGAAGAATGCATCCAACCGCATCACTCGACTGGCTGCCGGTGCAGTTGCTGGTACTGCTGCAATCCTGAGCCAGACCAATGGTGAGATCCTGTCGAAAGGCATCATGGCGAACATCAACAAGACGAAGGCATGGGAACCGCTGCACACCCTGATCAACGATCTGGTAGGCCGCACCTCTGATAACGCCAACATCTACGACATGATCAAGGGTACTCGTTCGGTGATCCAATCCGCCCGTCAACAGTTCCGGGAGCATCTGCCTGAGCTGCTGGCCGAGAAGTTCAGCCGTGAGCTGACCTCTGATGAGTGGTCCACCCTTCACGCTGGCATGGGCAAGACTGATCTGGCAGCACTGGCTGACACTCGAACCAATGAGGAAGTTCGTAACCTGCTCACTGATCCGGCTGCAATGACTGCTGAGATCTCCCGCCTTGAGTCTGAACTGAGCAAGTACGACTCGATCTCTTTCCCTTTGGTTCAGAAGAAGGCGAAGCAACTCGCCAACTACATGAACACTGGTGTCCCAGGCAACAACCTGCTGCGTAACGCTACTGCTGTCGGCGGTCTGTTTGGTGAAACCAAGCTACTGCCATTCAGTGTCAAGGGCGAGAAGTACACCAAGTCTCTGGATGAACTGATCTCCCTCTACGCTCTGGACACCCTGCCGAAAGGAACCAAGGAAGCATTGGGTGCCCTGGCTAAAGGTGAGGCTGAAGGCATGGACTTCTCTCTGTCCTACCTGAAGGGCCAACGTGTTGAGGAACTCCGCAAGACCACGGGTCAAGCGGCAGCCAACGCATACAAAGGCTACATCCCGAAATCGAACCAAGAGGGTGTGTCTCTGGTGGTTGTTGATGACAGCAACTACGCAGAGATGGCAGCCAAGTCCTACGTTCGGATCGGTGACTATGAAGGTTCGAGCATGGATCGTGGTCAGCCTTCGAAGGGTTACTACTTCGCTCCGGTTGCTGCCCGTGCAAGCTTCCAGCAAGGCATCATGCAGAACGTTCGCCAGACTGCCTCCGGTGTGGATGCAGTGACTGGTTACACCGATGGCATGGTGGCAGGCCGTATCACTGATGCTGCACAGATCAAGCAGATGGCTCGACTCTCCAGCCATGAAACTGGTGCTGAACCTCTTCTGCCAGTGTTCGATGTCAAGGGTAACGTTGTTGCCTACGAGCGTTCGCTGAACCCAGTGATCATGGAGCGTACCGCTGCTGCTGATCAGCACTTGGCTAAATCCATCGGTGAATGGCGTGGTCGTCAGTCTGAGGAAGGTATGTCTCAGATCTTCAACGAGAAGTTGGTTGACCATCTGCACGACATGTACACCAAGGACATTGCCGAATCTGCCAGCAACAAGGCTCAGTACGTCAATCTGTTCGGTGGTGGTCTGGACCCTGTGCTTCAGGATGCGGTGAACCTGATCAACCCTGAGACCCGCAAGTACGTAGAGAACACCTTTGGTTCGGACTTCATGGTTCGCCGTGACATGCTGAACGATGCTCTGGGCTACCGTACTGCTTCCATCGGTGATGCCTGGACTGGCACCACTCGTTGGAGCCCAGCAGTGCAGAAAGTCGTGAAGGACACTGCAATCCTGGCCTTTGGTAACTCTGCCTACAAGACTCTGGTCAACGCCGAGAAGACCTTGAAGAACATCGTCTCCGATGCCCGAGTCCTGATCGCTGTGAAATCGGTAATTGTTCCGATGGTGAACTTGATCTCCAATGGTCTGCAACTGAGTGCACGAGGTGTTTCTGTGAAGGACATCGCCAAGGGCATGCCGAAGAAGACTGCTGAGCTGGAATCGTATGTTCGTAGCCGGGTTCGTCAGATCGAACTGGAAGCTGAAATGCGTGCAACCACTGACCCGATCAAGACACGTCGCATGGAGACTGAAGTTCAGTCGATCCAAGATGCGAACAAGCGTCTGTCGATCTGGCCTTTGCTGGAAGCTGGTGAGTTCTCCACCGTTGCTGATGCAGGCATGACCCGCAGTGAGATGATGCTGACCAGCGGTAAACTTCAGCAGTACATCGAGCATGCGGTAAACAAACTGCCGGGTTCGGCTGCTACCCTGGGCCGGTATGCCCTGATCACTAAGGACACTGCACTGTTCAAGGCATTGCAGAAGTCTGTCGAGTACGGTGACTTCTTGGCGAAGGCTGTGCTCTACGATGATCTGGTCAACCGCCAAGGCAAGTCGTCGAAGGAAGCACTGGGCCGGATCACTGAAGAGTTCGTGAACTACGACCGTCTGTCTGGTCGATTCCGTGGCACCTTGGAGAGCATGGGCCTCCTTTGGTTCTACAACTTTAAGATCCGCTCCACTAAGGTTGGCTTGAGCATGATCCGCAACAACCCGGTTAACACCCTGCTGGCAACCTTGACCCCAGGTGTAATCACTCCGCTTACTATGTTCGGTGCTCCTGGCCTGCCTACCTATGACAACCTGCTGACCAAAGTTGTGAATGGCACCCTGACTTACTCGATGGGTCCGGGCCAAGGCCTACGTGCTCCAGAGTTGAACCCATGGGCACAACTGCTACAGTGATGATGTAAGCCCACAAGGATGTGGGCTTCTCCCCATCTTCGAGGACTACCCAAATGGCTGTTCTTACTGCAAAGAAACGCAATGCCCTGCCCGACTCGGCCTTCGCTGGACCAGATCGCAGTTACCCAGTTCACGATGCTGCACACGCTGCCAATGCAAAGGCCCGTGCTCGACAGCAGAATGATGCTGGCAACCTGAGTGACTCGGCCATGCGCAAGATCATTGCCCGAGCCAACAAGGTTCTGGATGAGTGATTTGACAGTCCTCTATGCGATCACTAAGATAGGTCGCATAGAGGGTTCGCCAAGTCTGGTTAAGGCACCGGGTTTTGATCCCGACACTCCTAGGTTCGAATCCTAGCCCCTCTTCCAAATTAAAAAAGACCCCTCAGTTGAGGGGTCTTTTTATTTGTCCGAAGGGAAATCGGTCCAGTACATCAGCAGACCAATCAGTAGGAGAACCAAGATGACTGCTATCGCTGACGCTGCTGCATGGATCGCTGCCGTGATAGCAGAGATCAAGGCAACAACGAGGAACCCAGCGAGCAGGATTCCCCGGAAGCCCATTTAGGAGTTCTTCGGACGGTTGAGGCTGGCGAACAGGCTGGTGGCCTTGTTCACCGGAGGCTTGTCTACGGCAGGCGGTTCTTCTTCCTGCTGTTCCTCCTGCTCATTGTCAGGCTGGTCATCCTCGCCCAGACCTGGATCAAGATGACCACCGGTAGTCACACCAGGGGAGTTGTCCGGTTCGGTGGCAGTCTCCACTTCCGCAACCTGGACAGGCTCCGTTGGCTTTACCTGAGCTGTCTCCTTGACGACTTCGGTCGGCTTGACCTCTACGGTACGGGTCTGAGCAGCACGGGCCGTCTGGCGAGTTGCAGCAGGCTTGGCGACCGCTTGGGCCACTTCATCCGCAGGCAGGATCTCGATGACCGCCGTCTGACCTTCAGGACCACGAGTGGCTTTCAGTTCGACGGTGATGGCCATGCCTTCCTTGATGTTCACGAGATCGTTGACGTAGTTGGTCAGAGCGGTCTCGATGTCCTTTTGAGTCAGGATCAGTTGCATGTTGCTATACCTCTGCGAATAGTCGCATCAAATTTTGGAACACTGGGGTGTTGACCCCAGCGTGAATGGCACCGATGGCATCGGCCATGTGTTCGGCTTTGCCCTTGATCACCACGAGTTGGCCTTTTTCTTTCTGCATGGGCCAGTTCGCTTCTGGGTACAAGTTCATTGCCGCCTCGATCATCTGATCCTTGGTGGCATTCTTGTTGCCGGTGAGGGCCTTTTTAACCTCGGCAGCGGTTACCTCGATAATCTGGACACCCTCAGAACGTAACGATCCAAGGATGCCCATAGAGACGCCGTAAGCTTTCATGCCACTGGCACTCTGGGTCCCTACCGGGCACTCACAGAAGATGACTTTGTTCCGTCGTCCCACTGTGAATACCTTTCCTGCGATGTCCTCACAGCGTTGCAGGTCGTCACTGTTGGTTCGGACCTGCTTCACCTTGGACTTCTCAGTCTGAACGATGTCCAGAACGATCCCATCGAGATATCCCGCAATGAGGTCAAGCTGACCCTCAGCAATGCCCCAGTTGGCATAGGCTGGGTCGAACCCAGCTACGGGGATGATCATGCCGCTTTACTTCTTGCCGAACAGCGACTTCTTCGGTGCATCACCAGCAGGCTTGTTACCTGCTACCGGAGGTGTACCGGGTTTACCAGCAGTGCCGTCCTTGATTTTCCGGCTGTCCTTGGTCTGGCCTTTGTTCTTCTCCAGCCATGCAGCCCAGAAGACACCGCCTTCTTCGACGCCATTGGTGGCTTCGGCGATGGTCTTCTTGGTTTCGGTGTGCCATACCTTATTGATGGCGTTTTCCTCACGGGTTTCAGCGGTCGGCTGATAGACGCCATTGCCATCTTTGGCGTTCTTGTTCTTCAGCTCCTTGAGGATGCCGAGAGAAACGGTTTGGCCGACCACGCCGACGCACATGTCCACCGACTTCGGCAGTTCTTTCTTGGCCTCGTAGTCGTAGATGTTGATGACCTTCTCTTCCCATTTCTGGGCCGAAAGCGGCTCGCCGGTAGTTGCCAGGCAGATGTCGTTGATGGTGGTGAAGCCAGGCAACGGCACCTTCTTCGAGTTGTCGTCTTTGTTCAGGAACCAGTTCTCACCCTTTTGGTTCGTGACATAAACGGTTTCGCGGTATTCCTTGCCGCCGTGGACGAATACCAGGGCCACGAAAGCGGCACCCTTGTCCGATTTGCCAGCGTAGAAGGCTTTGATGTCGCCAGTGTAGATGTCCGATTCGAGGACGCTGAAACCGCCAATGCGGTCAATGGCTTCTTCAAGACCTTCGGTGCCCAGATTTGCAAACAAGCTCATGACTTTTCTCTCTTTCTTTCAGGTTCAGGTGCTTCTCAACGATCAGTCGTTGTAGAAGGCGTTCAGATGGTCGAGCAATTGCTGGCAGTCGTTATCGATAAACGTCTGCGCTACGGTGAAGCAGCCCATCGGTGAACGGATTCGCTCACCAGTGGTGTTCTTGGTGATGCGGGTCTGGAACACATGCTTGTAACCCACGGCGATATCATCGTCGGTGATGTGCAGCATGTCGTTTTTATACGGCTCCAGTTCTTCCAGCGACATTTTCTTGGTCGCAACAACAGTGGAGAAGTAAGCTTCCACACCATTGTTTTTCAAGGCGCCCTTGATGGGCACTCGAACTTCCCAACGGCCAGCCTTCTCGTTCAGTTCCTTCATGGTGTGAGCCATGATGATTACTGGCCGAGCGAATGCCGGAACTTGGCGTTGCATGATGTCCTTGAAGAACTGGGCATAACTGCCCCATGCGGCCTGGGTGTTCGATGAGTTGATGACGTATTGCGTTTCGAACATGTCCATCATGAACGTGGACGAATCGAGCACTGCCCCTTCCAGGTCAGCACCATCTTCCGAACAAGCAAAATCAAATGCTGCCGGAACTTCATACGGATCGCTGACGTTACCAACTTGGAAACTGTTCTTGAACGGCAGACGCTTGCCTGCCTCGGTGCACATGTACAACCAGTTGTGCTGATTGCGAATGTTCATGAGACTGGCCGACTTGCCTGTTGCAGATTCCCCGCACACCAGAACCAACTGGTCAATGCTGACAATCTTTTCTTCGTCACTCATGGTTTTCTCCATGGGAATAACAATTCAATAAGCCAAGAAAAGAACTGTCATTCCCTATCCCGTAGATCAAGGTGCCCGTGTGTACCGCTTAGCCACGGAAGTCATGATGGTCGTGTCGATTTCCGACTCGTCCAATGGTGCTGCCAACTTCTTGTTGAACGCATGAACCTGAGCATTGACTGCCATTAGTTCCATGCCATTGTCCACAAGTGCAAAGGCATACTTGATCATTTGATTGTTGCGATTGCCGCTGGCAATACGACCGGCGAACCAACGCTCCAGATTGTCCAACGACTCGACCTTCTGGAAGTTCTGCTTGAACTGTTCATTCTTCGAAGTGCGTGGGATGAATTCCAACACATCGAGCAACTCACCTTCCAAGTTGTAGTGATACGTCCCACCATCGAACGTCTCCCACTTCTTTTCTGGTTCATTGGCAGACTCATCAGTCTCGAACGGCAGCCACTGCATCACGTTATCCATGAACTCCTTGTACTCCTTTGGTTCTAGCCGCAGGGTGTAGTTCATTGGGATCATGATGCGGAAACGATGTTCAGTTTCCGAATGCCGCTTGGTCGTGTAAGTCAGAAACTTGTAGTCCTTCAACATCTCGTGAGCCAACTCAAGAGTTGCTCCCCCATCAACGTCGATGGCGATCATGTTGAATCCTGGTTTCACCTTCTCCCGTAGACGGTGACCGTCTTTGAAATGGTGGTTACACCAGTGCATGCCGGGGGCCTGAGTCAGTATGTGGAGCTGATCAAATGGCACTGTCTCGTAAGGAGTGTCTTTGTCACAGCCTTGATAGTTGTAGGCCCAGTGATCCGAGTAAGAGATGATCATGTTGTCAATGTCAGTCTCTTCCAGCTTCTCACCCTTGAAGAACTCCAGTTGATCCCGGAAGGTCTTCTTGATGATGGTGTGATTGCTGTAGGCATGACCAATTGCCATGGTCATCATGTCGTTGCGGAAGCTGTTGCTGCCCTTGTAGAACGGCAGTGCTTCGTGTAGGTCCGAGTGAGTTACCTCGACACCCACATCCCCGATGTAGCGGGCCAACTTCACGTAAGCCTTTTCCCGGTTCAGGATTGCCTGGAAGGCGGTGCCCGATTCCTCGACCAGCAGAATTGCTGACTGAAGATGACCCATCTCGATCTCCAGCGACTCATCCACAAAGGCCAATGCACCGGCCAGTTTCAGAGCTTTGAAGTAGCGGTGACTCAACTCGGCCTTACGAATTTCTTCGTGGTCCGGCATTGTCTCGGCCAGCTTCTCGCATTCGATCTTGTAGGTCAGCAGGGCGATGCCAACGTCATCTTCGACGGACATCTTCCAGTTGAACATGCCAGGATCGGCCAGCTTGTGGAAATGGTTTGCCCACTTCGCCACGCTGGCCGAGTTGCCCGGTTGAATCAGGTTGGCGTAGATCTCAGCCGGTGACAGCGTGTTATACGCCTTCTCCGT